TTACGCCGTATGTTTAAGCTTATTCTTATTAATGTAATCAATCACATCTGCTTTCAAGTAATAGATGATCTTTCGTCCATTGGGTTTGAAAAAGGGGATACCACCACCATTGGTCCTTTTGTTCTGCAACCAAGATAAAGATAGACCTAGCACAATCGCAACCGTCTCAGGTGGAAATTGAGCTGAATCATTAGCTGCCCAAAAGCGGTTCGATTCGGCTGTTTTTTCTTCTGGTGACATACGATCTAATTTAGTTAAGCGTGACATTTAACTTCTCCAAATCGATTCTTTAAACTTGGCATTGGCCACCAGATCTGTCACTTCCGACTCATTCACGTTGTCATAAATATGAGTCATGTTGCCCCCGAACACTGTCAGTGTTCGGGTAATAGTTGAGTATTTGAATTTCATGATGTATGGCCCCCATCATTCGCAGCACTTTCAAGTTGCAAGCGGCGAGTGGAAATTAAGCGCATCATGTCTGGTTGAATGATCGGATCTAAAGTCGATACATCAATTTCCAATGAATCCAGTGTCGTTAGATCAGTTGCGTTTTGGATCTGAACTGAAATTGATGGATTCTCTTTAGCTTGTGGATTTTGGAAATGTTGTAAGCGTCTACTAATCGCACGTAGCAATGGTTCGCGCTGTTCTTCTGTCCATTTCATTGTTTGACTTACAAGAGAATTTGCTTCATCAGCGTTATTAGTGGTTTCTAAATCTTTGAGTAGTTTTTGGAGTTGCTCATTCCATGCTGCAGTCTCTTTTTTCACTTGATCAGAGTAATGGCCACTTTCATTTTTTTGCTGTGTCTCTACATCAACCTTTTGAGCTTGTGCCACAGCTGCAGCAGCTATATTGTCAAATGAAACATTAGATTGATCTTTTTCAAATAAAGCACTTTTTAAATTGATACGTGTTGCCAGTTTGGCGCTTTCTACTTCTGTTAAATCGCCGTTCGAATTGATGCGGGTGCGAATAGCCTTCAATTCTTCTGATGAAACAGCAGCATTTATCTCATCAACAAATGCATCACATAAAACTGAAAGCTCTGGATCTGGTGAATCGACTTGGCATTGATTAAGCAATTCATCTGCAGCATTTTCAGCAGTAGCTTTTTCAAGTGCTAACTGATCCAGCTTTTCATTTTTTGCTTTATTAATCGCATCAAGTTGATCTTGATTAAATCCGTTCTTCTCTAAACCAAAGCACGTTGTATTTACTTCTTCAGCCGTTACACAAGTAGTAATAGCATCAATGATTAAATCCTTGTTGTGTTCAATTTGGTTCTTTGCCAAGACGAACAATAGATAATTCACTGTTAAGCTCATGACCAAGTGCTTTAGAAATAGCCTTTAATTGAAGCTTGGCATTTTCATCATCACGTTGAACAAAGCCAGCATTAATTGATTCAATAAGTGCATTGGTTTTGAAGTTCATGACATAGATAGAAGGAGAGTATGTACATATTACAAAAACTTCTTGGCCATCTTGATATTCATCAATGCTAAGTGGCTTAGTGAAAGTAATACCAGCCAATTCAATTGTTTCAATCTTTATGCAAAACTCATAGTGAGGTTGATAAAAAACCGTAGCTGGCACTTGGTCAAGCGTCATGAACTCCTTATCACCGGGTAAAGTTCCATTACCTGCATATCTACAAAGAACATTTTTACCTAGTTGGATTGCTGCAAAAGCTTCTTGTGCGTTTAAGATATTGTTCATGCTGACCATCCTTCCATGTCTGACTTTGCTTGGCAGGCATTTAAAATATTTTGTTCGAATTTAGTCCCTCTGAAATATTCAGCAGGTCTATTTAATGCTTTGATGTTTGGCGCTTTCTGAATATCTTGCAGGGCAAGGTTGTATTCACTCTCTAAGCGTGAATCAGATTCCGTTTGTAGTTGTTTCTCATTTGCCTGATGAGCTTGTTTAAAGCGAGCTTTTTTATTAATTCATCTTTAAGAATGCTGGATATCAAAACTTTTTAGTTTCTTAAAAATCAGATTAATCGTGAAATAAATGTGATAATTATCAAAAAAATACGAAATAAAGTGATTGATTTAAGAGCTCAAGTTAAGTATTTTTTTATTAGGTTAGGTGGGTTTCTCCAACGCCTAACTAGGCTAACGACTGACACTCGGAAAGACGAGATGAAGCAAAACGCTCACAGCAATGTGAGCGTTTCTAATGCCATGAAAATGTGACATGTAGGCAATATCAGGGCTCCTCAATTCAATAATTCAATTAAGTTGATATCTAATACCAACATGAAAAGATCACGTAAGACACCTGAATATTTACCTTCAAACTGGACAACTGAACAAGACTGCTTTTTGATTGAAAATAGCGAATTGCCAATTGAAGAGTTAAAGAAACACCTTTCCTTTGATGAGGATACGATTCAAAGTCGAAAAGAGATACTTGGACTCAGTAGAAGACAGAGACAAATGCGTAAATTTTTAAACACTTAATAATCGCTTTAATATCTAATTTTTGCGAAACAGATTACAGTGCATGAAGCCTTGTTGATATACTTAATATTAGCGAGTCTTTCTTTAGTAATACTTAATATCTACATTCTCTTTTTTAGATGTAAGTGTATGTTTTTAAACTCCATTTAAAAATTATTTGATGATCGTTATGGCTAAGGCAAGTAAATCTTTGATAAAACCATACTTAAGAGAAAATGATCACCCATTTGTTACTTTATCCACATTTGTCAATTATGTTAGAAATAATAAAAATTGGTCTGATGAGAAGATTCGATCAATTGTGAAAGAAGCTAAGTCTAAGGATAGGCATCATTTTTATGAAACTTTAATGTCTAATATGGACAAAGATTAGTCTATTAGAAATTTGCATCTGAATAGATAAAAGCTACCCTAGTGGTGGTTTTTATTTATAAGTATTTGAAAAAATTAACTTATGAACTTGAGGTGAATATGAATTATTTACTATTCACAAAAATGTTTATGTTCGAAAAGATATAAGCTCTATAAAGAAAGTTTTATTTCGAAGGGTAGTTAATCGTTTTAGATGTGTTACTAAGGTTGAATGAGAAGGTTTTTAAAGACTCTCATATCTAATGAATGCACTTATAAAATTTTGATTGTATTAGAATTTTAATATTGTAATGTTAATATTACTCATAAAATAGATCATTGGATTTAAGTTGAATGGAAAAAGTCTTTCTAAAATCATTACTTATTTTAACTTTTATAAGCATTATTTCTGGTTGTGTTGACTACAAATTAGTAAAAAAAAGAGCATTACATAATCAAGAGGTTGAATATGTACCAGCACAAGGTAGTAACTGGTTTGCTTCTAAAGATATTGAAGAACGAAGCGGAAAGATTACATTTAATATGGCAACGCTAAGTAATTATTTAAATACTAAAAATGAACCATTTTCTAGTACTTCTAATCTAGTATTTCTTTATACTCAAGCGCCTAATGATAATAGTGTTCTGTTATCTGTGACAAGAGGACTTGCTGAATGTCCTGAAACTGATTGTGAAGTCACATTTAAATTCGATGAAGAAAAGCCTATAAAAGTTAAAATGTTTGTATTAGATGATTTTGACGGACATTCATTTAAAATTAGAAATGCCAAAGATAGAGATACAATTGTTGAGCTCGTTAAGAAAAGCAAACAATTAAAAGTTGATATACCTTTAATGAATAACGGTGTCAAAACAGCACAATTTGATGTTTCTAATTTTAATTATGTTTTTGAGAGATTCTTAAAGGAAAATAATTCCTAAAATTCATTATAGAATTAAATGTTTTCGCGATTTTTTTATCGGTGAAATAGTTTCACTTTCCTACGTACCGCCTTCGGGTGGTTTTTTATTGAGTTCTAAAAAGTAAAGACCCACTTTGAGGTAGGTCTTTGGGATGGCGTCCTTCGTTCTTTCGGCTACCCACAGGCTGGTTACTGGTTCTGGTAACAGGAGTAATAAATTACTGACCCAACGGCAGGAACCCTGTGAAGTAATAATACAACCATCGGGAAGTCCTTGCTCCTGCAATACAATTTTAAACGATATTCAATTTAGCCAGCAAGAACTATTGAGGGTGAGTATGGACACTTCAAAATATTTCGAACTCACTAAGAAGCGCGAACATAAAACCAAGCCAAGAAATACGCCGTTGCCGAAAGCCAAACAAAACTATTCAGAAGCTTTTGAAACATTAAAAGAAGAATTACAGGATCTAGCAATCGGCTTTGAAAGTAAATTCCAACCGATTCACACTAAACATTGGCGTTTTGATTTCCATATCGTGAAATTGCGTTTACTTATTGAGATTGAGGGCGGTCCTTGGTCTGGTGGGCGTAGTGGAAAATTATCAAATAAGGCTTGGAGTTTAGATCGATATGATCAGGTTGAGGATCTAGGCTTTAAGATTGAACGGTTACATCCTGATTCTATTTTATTTGGTTATGCAATCGATTGGATTAAAGGTCTTTTAGAGAGAATTGAACATGAACCAGATCCGACCATTTCCACCAACTGACCTGATTGACCAAGCCGATGAAGAAGAAGCTTTGCGCTTGGCACCTGCACCAGATTTAAAGGAATGGGTAGTTGCTAACTATCTCACAGTTGATGCTGAGCTATACAACCCAGATCATGACTACATCGCTGAGCTGTTACACGACAATGAAGAGTTTTTGGCGTTTGCTTGGGCATCACAGGCTTATAATTTCAAAAAGAAAATGGTGCTAGGTCAGTGTGAAAAAGTCATGTTTAACGTTGGTGGATGGCGTAAGGCAAGACAAGAGCAACAAATGCGAGATTGGTTTGGATTTGTGCCCATTTATCTAATCACTATCGATGCAAGCTTTTGCGAACAAACATCTGATCGTGAGTTTTGCGCTTTGATCGAGCATGAGCTTTATCACATCGGTGTTGAGCGTGACAGTGAGGGCGAGATCATCTATAGCGATAATACTGGACTACCTAAGCATTTCTTAGCTGGTCACGATGTTGAGGAATTTATAGGCGTGGTCAAACGACATGGCGCAAGCGAGAACGTTAAGCGACTTGTCGAAGTAGCGAAGCAAGCGCCGTTTGTATCAGATTTAGCTATCACAAAGTGTTGTGGAACATGTGTTATTAGTTGAGCCAATCGGCTCTTTTTTTTGGCTATCTTGTTATACGTAGTCATACAAAGAGGTGTTTATGGCAGCCTTAAAAGAGCCTGTAAAAATATTTATAGTTCAAGCTCTTGCATGCCGCGATACACCTCAAGAAGTTGCTGAGTTGGTAAAACAAGAGTTTGGGATTATAACGGATCGAATGCAGTGTGCATCATACGATCCAACTAAAGCAGCAGGTCGAAACCTAAGTAAGAAATTCAGAGATCTTTTTGAGGAAACTAGAAAGAAATTTGACGAGGGTTTGATCGATATACCGATCGCTAATAAGCATTACCGTATGAAGCAATACGATAAATTGCTGAACAAGACTAAAAATACAGTCACAGCGTTAAAGATTATGGAGCAGGCAGCAAAAGATAGCGGTGGCTTATTTACCAACCGTAAAGAGATAACGGGTGCAAACGGCGGTCCTGTAGAAACTGTTCAATCACAGACAACGGTTGAAGATTATCTTAAGGCAAGGGAAAAGGCGTTAGATGAGTATTGAGGATGATCATAAGTTAGCAATACAGATCGAAGCACAACAAGATCTCTATTTCTTCTCACGATATATGTTCAAAGAACGCCGTAAGTATAAATGGCGGCATAACTGGCATCACAGGGTAGTTTGTGATGCATTAATGAAAGTATTTAACGGCGAAATTAAACGCCTGATAATTAATATCCCGCCTAGATACTCAAAAACAGAACTTGCTGTGATTAATTTTATGGCTTGGTGTTTTGGGAAAGTGCCAGATAGTGAATTTATTCATATCAGCTACTCAGCAACATTGGCTGCCAATAATGCATTTCAGACTCGTAACTTAGTTCAAGAACAATCTTTTAAATCAGTTTTTCCTGATTTTGAGTTACGTGATGACAGCAAGGCTAAGGATGACTGGCGAACCAAAGCAGGTGGTGTTTGTTATGCCCAAGGTACTGGCGGAACGATTACAGGTTTCGGTGTAGGTAAGATTCGTGAAAGTTTCGGTGGTGCAATTATTATTGATGACCCACACAAAGCCAGTGAAGCCAAGTCTAAAACCATACGTGAGGGTGTTATTGAATAGTTTCAAAATACACTTGAATCACGCACCAACTCCCCAGAAACCCCAATTATTGTCATCATGCAAAGATTACATGAAGAAGATCTGGCAGGTTGGCTATTAGACGGCGGCAATGGTGAGGAATGGGAACATATCTGTTTATCAGCTATTCAAACCTGACACCAATTGCCGCAATTAAATTGATAGCGGATGCAGCAGGTGGTTTTATTTACAGTGAGCCGAACAGCAATACATTGACGATTAAGCCGCGTTATAAAAAGACATGGTGGGATTCAATCGCGATTGATGATTACGATCGTATTATTCCTGAATCAGTCGTAACGGATATCTCTACGGATTACATAATGTACCCCGACTATAACGGGGTTTTCCTTACCAATGACCGCAATGGGAATACTGGGCAAGTGAAACGGGTTGGAACGGCTGGCGATGTAAAGCTTGAACCGATCAACGACCCACTTTTTACGTCTGTTAGTGCGATGTATGAAAAAGGGCGAGAAGTTCTGGCCAAAGCTGGCATGGTTCAAACACATAGCTTATTGATGCCAATCACTCAGGAAATTGGGCAGTGTTTACCGGTAGAATTAACAGTCTTTAATGGTGACTGGTGGGGTATTACAGATGGTGTAAGTGGATCATTTAGTTATGAAAAAGTCACTCAAACCACATCTATAGAGAGGGTGAATTGTGAGTAATGTATTATCGAGACTTTTAGATTTATTGCCGAAAACGCCTGAATTTATAGCCACTGTGCAAAATGCTGATCATCCCAATTACAAGGTTTTAGTCGTTGATGGGACAGGGCTTGTACTGTGTACCAGTTCAACAGTTTTTAGTGTGGGAGACCGAGTGTATATCAGTGGCAATGAAATAAAACGAAGTGCGCCCACTGGTGTTGTATATCAAATCGAAGTGTAACTTTAAAACAAAAGAATCCGCCGTTTAGGCGGTTTTTTATTATCTGGAGAAACAGAAATGCATGAACAACTTTCAATTAAAGCTTTGCCTTGGTTCATTAAAATTTTAGCTGCAGTGGTTGGGGCGATATTTGCACTCACTTTATCCGGGAACATCGACAAAGAGGGGCGAATTAAAATCAATGTTAGTGTGATTATGAAATTCGTTTTTAGTGTAGCTATTAGTTTATATGGAGGTTCAGCTTTCATTGAATACTATGAATTAGCAGCGCATTACTCGCATATGGCACAAGGTTTTGTCATGTTGATGTTCGCAGTTTTCGGAATGCTATGTATCGGTATCCTGTATCAAGCTGTACAGCTTATGAAAGGTAAGTCACCTGCTGAAATCATAGTCGAAGTAAAAGAGACGTTTAGCTCAATTTTTAAATAAATAATTCAATTTTAACCATGCTGCCTTCGGGTGGCTTTTAATTTTCCATCCATCTGATTTTAAAAACCTATATCATTCAATAGATATAATGCACCAAATAATAAATCAGAGAACTCAAATGATTTTACAGGGGCCTTTTGTTGTTATCTTTGGAATGGTATTAAGTAATGAATAAAATCTATTTTATTTTGATTCTTCTCTTGATGACTGCTGTTGTATGGAAATCTAATCATGACAGATTGAAAAGAGAACAAGAAAGTGAGCAACAATTTCAACAGCACATGAAAAAAATGGCTCAAATGGAATTGGAGTATCAACGAAGATTGGAACGACAAGAAGCTGAGAAAGCAAAGAAAGCGCAACAGCGTATGAAAGAGAATCAAAAAGCTAGACTTGAGTCCGAAAGACTTGAACATGAAATGAGGATGAAAGAATATTCTAAATCGGAATATCCGAATTCATATGAGGAAGAAGAGATGCATAGATATATTTCTGAATAAAAAATTAATCCGTGCTATAAATATCCTTAACAAAATTCATTTTATTACCAATAAGTTAAAAGTTAAACACATGAAAAAAATATTATTAATTTGCCTAGCAACAATGATTGTAGGGTGTCAGCAATCTAAATTTGGAGAATTAGTAGCAACAAATCAGCTGAAAGAAGCGAACAAGAAAATTAGAACGTTTTTAAGTATTCTTGATGATCCTAATGCGGATAAAAATGATCAGGAAAACGTTCTATGTTTGATGTATCCCAAAATTTATAAGTATGAATATTTACCATCTATATTAAGACTGACAAAGTTAAAGATTATAGATGCTAAACCAAAAGATCAGCTATTAGATGATTTGCGTAAAACCACTGAAACTTACAGCAAAAAACTCAATATCACTTGTGACTAAAGAATTCAACCGACCTGAATATACTAATCCTATGATTCATATGTGAAAGGTGGATTAAAGTATTTTATACAGTGGTGAGTTTAAACCATGTTCGAGTTTTTAATGACTTTTTTTAAATCATTTGTTAAATTGCGTAAACAAAATAACAAATGGTTTTAAATATGAAGAAATTAGCAATAGTTTTATCTGGGGTTTTATTCTCGACATTCGTTTATGCAGATAAACCTTTAAATGTTCAATCTGGATATTCAATGCCTGCTTTAGAAAGTGGACAATCTGCAAACGAGAGGGCTATACCATTAGCTGAAAAAAAATCATATTCTGAATGGTCGAACAAGCGAACAAATAATACCACTTCATCTTTATATGCTCATTACACTCAACAAAATGGGAAGTTTAGTAATGATATTGATGTAGATCTAAAAGGTGGAACGATTGGATTTTCTACAACCCCATATTCAAGTGGTTGGTGGGTAGAATTTGAATACCTAAAGAATACTGAATATTCAGCAGATTATTATGAAGCTACGTTTGGTGGTCATTATAATATTATCAATTCAAATGGTTTTTATACATTAGCAACTACTGGTATGGGGGTAGGTGTTGGATCTGCTGATGGATTTGACGATACAGCTTACTTAACATTGCCAATTGGGTTGGAGGCTGGTTATAGCTTCGCACCAAACCTTTCTGTATTTGGCGGCGTTGGTTATAAGTGGAACTGGGAAATTAAAGATAATCGAACTCGTTGCAATGATGGAACTACAAGTAATAGCTCAGGTTCTGGAACTTGCTCATGGCATGGTGGTGTAGATACAAGCTATGACTACACAATTGGAGACTTTGATGGGTTAACTTACAAAGCTGGTATCCGATACAATTTCTAAAATAGCCATTTTCAACTATGAGGTAATGTATTTCATAGCTTGAAAAAATTATCCAAACGCTGATTTATCTAATGCCGCCCTAGGGCGGTTTTTTATGTCTAGAGGAAAGTGAATGCAAAATTATTTTAAATATGTAATAGATTGGTTAGATGCATATAATCTGACAGTAGTCGCTGTAATTCTATCCGCTATTGTAGCGATCGTAAGATCATTACCTATACAGCTTTCAATTTTTGTGGGTGGTATTGTGGGCTTCAAAGGCACACTTTGGATAGATCGAATGATTAGTAAAAAAGTAGGTGATGACTTATGAAAGCGATCATTGATTATTTACGTAAAATCAGTGGTGGAAAACTGACTCAAAAACAAGTCGATGCCACAGATAAATTAATAAATGTTGCTACAGCCTATGATGTTGACGATATGCTTGGAATAGCAATTGATTCTGACATGAGTGTAAGTTCAGTCGGTATTCAACTTATCACCAGTTTTGAAGATCTAAAATTGGAAGCTTATGATGATGGTGTAGGCGTCTGGACGATTGGTTATGGGACAACGACTTATCCAAATGGTGTTGCTGTAAAGAGGGGTGAAAGTTGTACCTTAGAACAAGCAAAGTCCTTTTTTCAACATGATTTGAGGCGCTTTCAAACTGCTGTAAATGGGGCTGTGACTGTTCCACTCTCACAAAATCAATTCGATGCTTTGGTTTCTTTGGCTTATAACATCGGGACGAATGCTTTTAAGACTTCGACCTTAGTGAAGTATCTGAATGCTTTAGATTTCAAAGCTGCAGCAGATGAGTTCCTAAAGTGGAACAGAGGTGGGGGAAAGGTGATGAAAGGTTTGGTTCGTCGTCGTGAGACTGAGAGAGCATTATTTTTAAAGAAATAGAAAAAGCCCTTTTTGAAGTGCTCAATTCAACAATGAATAAATACTACATTTTCTTATTTCAAATAAAAGCCAAGCATCACAGCAAACATTCCAGGAAGCATACATAAAAAGCCCATCGCTTTAACTTCTTGGGTGTTTCTTATATGTTTGTGAAATATATGTGGACCAAATATCATTCCCAAGAAAGTTAAGATGAATCCAATAATTATCAAAAATGCTGACATCATTTTTACTCTTTACATTGAAATAAAACCGCTCATTATCATCATTGATAGTGAGCGCTTTTGTTTTGATTATAGATCAATGTCGCTAATCAGAGTAAAAATCACCTTCCGCATATTCATACATTATTCTTGGAGGCACGGCAGGATCTGGCTTCATATTCTTCATATATTCAACTGATTCTCTTGTCTCGTTTGAATTTATAAAGTCAGCTAATTCATTTAAATCTTTTCTAATTTCAGCCTCAGAAACTGGTTTGGCGTTATATTGCTGTCTTGATGGTTGAAATTTACGTTGTGTTTCTATTGCACGTTGTTGGCGCTCACGTTCGCGCTGAGCCTGAATTTCTCTTTCTCTCTGATTCTGTAGACGCTGTTGGTCTACAAAACGCTGAGAAATTCTATGCCCCTCACTGGCTGCGTCATATGCAAAAGTTGTTACTGGGGTTATAAGTAGGCTGGAGAGCACAATTTTACTTAAAAGTTTTTTAATCATTTATTCATCACTTTTATAACAACTGATAATACTAAATTATTATAAATAATAAAAAAATTAATAGAAGTTCATTTTAATTATTAATAGTCAATAAAGACTTTTTTCTCCCTTAGGGCGGGTTTTAAATCTACGATGAAACCACATATATTGTGTAAGGTGCATTTTTATCTGATTTTCTATTGTCAAATTGACTCGTGTTGCATCTTTCACCTCATCAGTGCTTGGAAAGTTTGTCAAAGCGGGTTCTAGTTTTATATGGTATTGAGGATTACGAATGTCTCCCTCACGATAAAAAAACAATGGAATTGCTGCTGCTTTAGTAATTTTAATTAATCGTCTATGTGCTGTTACTGTAGCAGCCTGTATACCAAAGAAAGGAGCCATTACACCTTGTTTAAGTCCGAAGTCTTGGTCGGGGCTATACCAGATAGCATGCCCATGCTTTAAATTCGCTATTAGACCTTTCATATCATCTTTAGAAATCTGATTTTGATAAATTGTAGCTCTGCATCGACTAATAAGCATATCTAAGAGAGGATTGTTTTGAGGACGATAGACAACATCTAAATCAAAAAAACGACCACATACAAAACCACCGGCATCTAGTAAAGTTGTATGTGTCCCTAGTAGTAGAACACCATTTTCTTTAGCATTTTTAAGATGCTCTAAACCTTGAATGTGCATCCTATTTTGGAACCAGTGAGGACTGTACCAGGCATTTAATGCTTCAAATAACCCCAACATCATATTAAAAAAAACTTGTTTCGCGTCAGCTAGTATTTGTTGTTCACTTTTATTGGGAAAACATAGCTCTAGATTTCTGATAGTTGTTTTGCGTCTAGACTTGAGGGCTTTCCAAGCCAGTTTTGAGAGGATTTTTGCAAGCCGCCATTGAATGGCCCAAGGAAGAATTGCAAACATCATTAAAAGAATTAAAAATATCCAGATCCCCCAATATTTGGGTAATAAAAATGACCAGTGAAACTCTCCTGTCTTCAATTGCTGTTTATATGTCATAGGGGCTTTTTTAAGGAAATTTGTTCAGCCTAGCATAATGGAAGTAAGTTAAACAACATGCTTGCTACTAGTGTTTAATGAACATTTCCTCGGCTGTGTAGTTTCATGACTTATGCAACTTTATGTTGAACCAGAATCTTGATTGGCCTCATTTAATAGCATTAGAAAACGCTAAGCACTATGAAGATGTTATTTATAAAATTGAGTAAATATATTTGAATGCTCTCAAATTGGATAAAAATAACTCCAAATCGACCGTATTTAAGATTTAATCAATATTAAGCTTGCTTATTTATATTAAAGAGCCTATAAAGCTAACTCGTCGGTCCGGGATGGAGCAGTCTGGTAGCTCGTCGGGCTCATAACCCGAAGGTCGTTGGTTCAAATCCAGCTCCCGCTACCAACCGACAATATTAATTTTGCTCAGTGATATATTTAAAGTTGCTATTCTGGAAAGAACAAATAGCAATTAATTTAGCTTAGATAATCCTAAATAAAGCTATAAATTATTAAATTCTAGAATTCCAGTTATTTTCTCTTATCTGTCTAGCTTATAGTAAATCAAATCAATCATTTGAGCTCTTAAATGAGTAACTTGGTGCTAAAAATTATTAATGAATGGCATATAGTCAAAGCCAGCAACGGCAAAGAAATTTGTGTACAAATTATCCCTCTTAAACGCCAGAAAAATACTTTGAAAGGATTTAAATGGGTAGAAGTCGGAAAAAAAGATACTTTTAGATTCTGGTCAAGAGATTGATTTTAATTTAGATGGTAATAGCTTCTATACTGAAGTTAATCAGCTTTATCGATTAACATAAATAATTAACACATTTGTAGTCTCTTTTTTTATAAAAGATTAATTAGATAAAATCACAGTAAAACTTAGGTTTTATCTTTCAATAAATTATTAAAGGTTTTAAATATGTCAAATACAACTACTGGTACAGTTAAGTGGTTCAATGAATCTAAAGGTTTTGGTTTTATTCAAGCTGATTCAGGTGAAGATCTATTCGCTCATTTTAGTGATATTCAAAGCAGTGGATTTAAAGTTCTTAATGAAGGTCAACGAGTTTCTTTTGTTTCTGGTCAAGGAAAGAAAGGGCTTCAAGCTACTTATATCCAAGCTATATAATATTGAAAAACAGGAAAGCTCACATTATGTGAGCTTTTTTTTGTTGATAGACTCATTCTATCAAATTCATTCTTTTCATTAGCTTCAAATCGTACTCACAACTACATAATTATTCTTCAAAGCCAATGACCAGCCAGATTCCTTATATAACGGCTCGCTATATTTGATTGTGTACTCGATATAGAAGTAGATCCAGTTTTTCATTTTGCACCACTATACATTTCATTCGTATTTCTATTTTTACCTAAAACAATTTCTTCTATATCATTCATGGCAGCTCTTAACTTCTTATCACTAATTTTAACATAACCAGCAGTGACATCATTTTGATCTTCATTCTTGTGGTTCAGAAGCTTTTTAATTGTATATTTACCATAGTCCAGACTCTCTGCAATCGATCCATACGTTCTCCTTAGGTCATGGAACGTAAATTGGATACCACAACTTTTATTGATCTTAGCTCTAACTTTAGAAATATTAGTAATGTGGCCAGATTCAGATTTTGCAGAAGGGAAAACCCATTCTGACGTAATTTGCTTTCTACGCTTTTTCATCAACTTCCAAAGATAATCACCCATAGGAAGCGTATGTGGTTCATTATTCTTTGGATCTATTGAAGTGATATAACCATATTTTAAATCTACAGCAGACCATGCCAACGACTCACACTCTTCACGTCTAAAGCCAGTTAGGATTAATGTGATGAGAAAGTCTTTGTTGGTCTCAAGTTGCTGTCCACGATCTTCAAAATTTAATACAGCATTGATCCAGTCAGGCAGCTTGTCCTCATTGATATATGAACTTCGTCTACGAATCTTATTCCAAGACTTTTTAGCTGTTAAAGTTTTAACTGGGTTGAGTGGGGGAATGATAGGTTGTTCATCATCATCCAAATAGTGTTTGATCGAAAAGTTATAAATAGCTCGAAATACACGCATACACATATTCGCTTGAGCTTTACTGTTAACTGATAGGTCTTTGTGTTTTTCTTGAACCATTGTTCTAGTAATGTCTTTAAGCTTAGTATCCTTCCAGTCTTTTAAGTAGCCATTAACCACATCACTGTAATCTTCCAACGTACGCGGTTTTAATGTGCGTTCCTCGATATATACCTGATATGCCTCATTTAAAGTCGGCTGAGACTTTTCAATATCAAAAATTGATTTAGCATCTGCAATTTTCTTCTTTTTCTTATCTATTGGTTTTATACCCATCGTCATATCTAAAAGAGCTTCTTGAGCCAATACTCTTGCTTGAGACAGAGTGATTTGGCCATGAATACCTAGAGTAGACCGAGTAGACCTGCCATTAACCTTTTTTTCAACGATATAAGTTTTATATGAAGTATTTACACGCACAGCAAAGCCAATTAACTCACTATCACGATAAATCGCAGGAATTAATTCGAGTTGATCAATAAATGACTTAGTAAGCTTTACTCTGTTTGCAGACATAAGCTAGAATCCGCTTGTTTCACAACATTTAGCATCATATTACAATATTCTTTACGGTCTACTATAGGTCTACTCAAGAAAAAACTTGTAATTAAAAATGATTTTCGCTAATATTGGATTCAAGCTGAATTGTAGAGAATACAAGCAGTTATAAAGTATAGGGCCTATAGCTCAGTTGGTTAGAGCAGCGGACTCATAATTCAAAAGTTACAAAAAATACCTCGCAACAATAGACAATAACAAACAATAATTCGCAATAAATTTCCTTTCTAAGTCATTAATTTAAATCACTATATTTTAAAAATTGCGCTAATTCGCAATAATATACACTAATTCGCAATAATCTAAATGCCTACAAATTGCCTACAAGTTTTTTTGTAGACTGCCTACAAAACGCCTACAAAAATGCCTACACGCCTACAAAGAAAAAAGCCGCTAAATGTAAGCGGCTGATGATGTACTTTCATGGAACTGTTTGGAGAAATAATCTATGGCATCTTGCTTCTTATAAAGGATGGTACGTCCTTCTTTGCTGAATGGGATTCCTCCACCAGCGCAACGTTTTAGCTGAAACCAGGATAAAGATTTTTTGTACACAATAGCCAAAACTTCAGGGGTGAAAGTTGCATCTTTTGGAGCAGCCCAATACTTAATTGCCTCTGCTGCTTTTTCTTCCGAAGTCATTTGATCTAATTTGGTTAGTCGAGCCATCTTATTCCTCCTTTACTGTAGCTGCTATATTAGAGGGGTAGTAACACAATGGATTTCCACAGTTCCTAATAGCATTATTTAGCGATTCAAATGCTGCTGCGATTTCGTCTGGCACATTTATTCCATCTGGTAAATGCTCATCATAGAAATCTTCTGGATCTATTTCATAAGCCATTTGTGGTACACAAATAACAAGCATTAATTCTTGTGCTGATTCACCAGTTTCCTGCAAAACGTCAAAAACAGATTTTTTATCAAAAAACCATTGGTCCAATGTCATGGAATATAATGGTTCATCTTTCCATTGTTGCGTAGGGAATGATGCGTATTTTTCCTTGTTTTCATAAGGAATACATTCTTCGCAATAACTTTGTTTACGATACAAATGTCCGCGTTTGCATAAACTATGAGTAGAACCATCGTATCTTGCAATTCGCTCATCAAGATAAATATGTCCTGTTTTTGATTGCCAAGCAGTCACATTAATTGGCCACGCTGCTTCGCTTGAGTCAGGAAGAATTACTTTCTCATCTAAAGCTTCTCTTTCTTTTTCAATATTAAGCATTGCCATTCTCCAAAAATGTAGTGTGAATCCACCATTTTGGATTTGATTTTAAATACTCAGCATGTTCAGCTTCAGTGCCTTCCCATTCTTCAAGTGTTACTGCATCAGCAATAGATTGGCCAACAGTAGGGAATTGCTTTAAAGCTTCTTGTTTTAGTCTGTGGACTAATTGCTTTCCAATTTTCTGAGAAGGGACAGGGTGTAAAATTGGCGCTGAATCAGGTTCTTCAGGAATATTTACACTCCAAAGCTTTGCCTTGATTAATGATTTATTTTCATTAAAGAACTTAGTAATTTGTTCTACGGTAGTTGCTACGATTGATTTATCACCAAGATAACATTCAACACAATCATTAACTGCTTGTATGTATTTAATTGCTAATTCGGCATCGTCATAACGTTTTAATGGTTTAGAAAACCATTCTTCTGTAATTTCTAATTGATCTGCATGAGCGTCTTTAGAACCATTCCAAACGGTTGGATAAATCCAACTTGCTCCATCACTAAATGGTGAATAGTCATCTGAAAATCTTGGATTAAAGATAAAGTATTTTCTCAGACGTTGTGCAGCTTTAAATGCTAATTCTGCGGTTGCAGCTGGTAACAGTGATACTTCATCTTCATGACTATCTGAGATAGCTACACAAAATAGTTCTGCATCAGGATTGTTATTTCTAGGCATCAAAATAGCATTTACATTTTCAAAATCACTAAATGTAAAATTAATATTCGCTGCTTTGGCTAATCCTGTTGGTTTCAAATTATGGCGACAAATACTGCCTAGTAAGCCTGAAATTTCCTCAAGTTTTTTAATGTAATCCCCACCAAAACGAACAAAGCCTTTGTATTCGACATCGTTTGTAGGTAAAACTTTCTGCCAATCAATGTATGATTCGCTTAAAAATATTTTGAATCCTTCATAAGCATTATGATGATTTGGAATTTCAATTAAACCTGTTTTGGTTTCCGTATCATATGAAATCTGACAATTAATCAAACCAGAATAACATTCAGTTTTATTTACAAAGCTTTGGGCATAAGATTTAGGAATAATGAAAGAAATATCATTTTCAACATTATCCAATTTTGCATAAAACAGTATGCTTCCATCAGTTGCGACAATATGTCCATTATTGATTGCAATTGAATCTAAATTTCTGAAATCCCATTCATCTTCATCTTTTGATGCAATTAAAGCAGCACGAAGCAATGCAAGGGGAACTAGTATTTTATTTTCCATTAGAAATTACCCCCTAAAGCAAGCACTTCTGCTTTGATATGAGCAAGTGCAGCTTCAGCCGTTAAATGCAAACGTCGATGATCAACCAACATTTTTGTAATTTCATTTCCTGAAAAGGTTGTTTCTTGTGGGGTCCGTGTATCAGGATCACTTAAGGTTGCAATAAAACAGACTGTGCCTTTCGGTGGGTATTGGCGAATTGGGGTAGGAAATTCATATTCTTTGCCATCTATTCCAATTATTTTTAAAGTTTTAGGGACAACTCTAAACTTTACAACTAGATTGTTTTGGTTTGGTTCGCCAAGTAAACAGCCTACTCGAAAACCTGTTTGAAGATTGAAACTATCCCATTCTTCCTCATCTTCTGAAAAATCAACTTCAAACCCATTTTTTAATGACTGAGCTGCTGCAATACCATCTACATACTGATAATTAAAATTATTTATAATTAATTTTTTCACAGGTTTAGGTAACTCAACACCTTCACGTAACCAATGAATATTTACTGTCTCTGAGTTAAATTGATATTCTGTTTCTATCCAGACGTTATTTCTTTCCTGAACAAGCCAAATGCCGTTTACAAGTTTATAGAACCATTCCATAAAATATAGATGTGCATCTTCCGGTATTTGAATCCATTTTTCAGAACCAAGCTTGTCACCCTTAATTTCATTTTCTGAGAGTTGAATATATTGGAAACCTCGCAATGGATCTAAATACTCATTTTTAGAGATAGATATTTGATCTTTAGTTTTGACAATTGGTTTTAAATCAACATGATCTAATGGCGATTTATCCCAACGTGGTAATTGCTGAGCATTGCCAAGAGCAAATACATAACCTTCACGGGTACTGGTCACGAACCATTTCCAACCATCTTGATCTGTATGGTTTGCATCATTGACATCGTTACGACTGAGGATAACCATTTCTTTTAATTGCTGAAGATCAACCCATGAGTAACCATCTGAATTAATCGCATTTTCGCAAGAGAAAACTCGACCATTGTCTTGGACAAAAAGAAATTCATCACTTTCGGTTATTGAAGTCGCTGAAGTAACGTAGAAACCTAATTGAGCAAAACATTTCAATACATCGGCTTTATTTTGAGTTCTCAAATCAACTTTAAGGCTGTGAAACTGAAATTCACCGGGCAATTTATTTTCAGAGATGTTTAATATTTCCATATTAATTAACCTCCTTCAAAATGCCATGTGCATGTAATTTTTTACGCAGCGTACCTCGATTTAAACCTAAGCGCATTGCTACACGAGTTTGGTTTCCTCTCTCTTGAAGTAGCAACTCCTCGATCAAAGGCTTTTCAAATACCTGCAAGACCTCAGCAAAAAGATTGTCAGGCTTTGATTCAATAACTGAGCGAACAATCGTTTTGACTTGTTGTTCGGTGTAAATAGGCAAATTAACTTTTGTATTCATTTACTTTTCCAATATTTAAGAGATAGCTTTAGAGAAGGGCACCAAAATTTAGGCTTGGCCCCATCGCTCATGAGTTTTTTTGTTCTTACATGCTGCAACGATGGCTTTTTCGAAAGTAGTGCCTTTAAAACGGTTATATGCAGCATCTAAAACGGAAGTATCAGTAGCTTTGTTAATTGCTGAAATTGCATCATTAAAAAGCTGGTTTTCAGTGCGCTTAGGCTTGGATTCACTAACATTTTGTTGAACGTCTTTAGTTTCTTTAACGCCTGTGGCCTGTTGCTGGTGAGCTTGCTGATTTGAATTTACAGTCTGAGAATTACTGTAATAATGGTCAAAAGCTCTTTGCTGATAACCTGGTGCATTCCAGTATCCAGCATGAATATCGCCAGCAAACCCCAGGAGACTTAAAGCTTTAACAGTTGCATTGGTTTTTGACTTCTTAATCGCGTCTTCGTCATAAATCAGTCCGGTGCTTGCTTTATATAAAGCCTTTGAACCAGCAGTTTGATCAAAACAGCATTTTTGACCATCTTTCATGTACCAAAGTGTGATTACTATCCAGTGATGTATAGTCACATCATCAATTTTTTGGAATCCATGATCTTTAACATCTACGCCCCAACCGTGACCTATAGGTCCGAAGGTCTCAGTAGCTCTTTGAATTAACCAATAAGCTTTTGGTGAAGTTCCTTGATACGGTTTACCTTCAATCTTTTTTGTTTGTGTCGGATCAGTAATACAAACTGAATGCCATAAATCCATGTTTTGGTTGTTACCATTTCCCATGATCGCAACCTCCTAACCTAAAATCTTGCGTTGTTTAGGATCACTTTTGAAAAAACCTTTTTCATCAAGATATTTAGTACGACGTACTAACTCTTTTGCTTGTCTAGCTTTATATAGATGAGGTGTGACTTTTTCGGACGGTGTAATAGCAATTAATTGACCATTTCGTTCAATATAAAAATCAAAACCGTTTAACTTAGTTCCCCAAGTTAAGTATTTGCTTAAACCAATAGGCAATTTAGAATCAGGATTGCGCTTAAGTACATACACAGAGTAATTCTCGAATCCCACGCGATAACGTTCATTACCATCACCATCGTTATTTAAGTATTCGCAGAAATATTTTGAAGATTTTTCCTTATGCTTTTGAGTCTCATAAGTTTTCATTGAAAAGCGAAACTTAAGACAACCGCTAAAAATATCTGCAATTGAAATTGGGCAATTCTTTTCTATGAAGGTCCAGTCTTTTGTATCAACTTCTGCATATTCAATACCGATGCCTTTGCTTAAAGATTCAAGCATTTGAGCAGGGCTAATCGTTTGATTGAAAGCTTCGAATGGATCTTGATTTAGGTGTTTGGCTGCTGTAGACATTAGCGAACCTCCACCAATTTATTAGATTCAATAAAGTTTTTAATTGCTTCGTTGATCTGTTTATGGTCTTGGTAAATTGTGAAGTCATCCACGTATTCGCCAGTAGCACTATTTTTAATTTTGCCGATACCCAAACGTGTAATAGTTACATCAGGATATTGGCTTTCAGTTACACCATAATCCCTTAATTTTGCTTCAAACTTGAATTCCACCGGGACTAGATAACCATCAAGATTAACTGTTCCGACACCAGTATCTTTTGACGTAATTGAAATATAGATTACGCCCAAGCTAGAAGGGCGTGTATCAGGAATAAATGTTTCATCAGCTTTAGAGCTTACAGGTTGAGAAAATGCGATTGTGATTCCAACAATCACTATTAACGCGATAACTGCCGAAATAAACATTACATTTGGGAAACTAAATGTAATATTGTTTTGAGATAGCTTTTGTTCCATAATGCTCTCGTTCCGTAATTTCTTTGCTAATCGCAAAGAAGATTGACCTTAAGAATGCCCCGTCCTCTACCAAAATTTCTGGGCTTTCTTTTGTTTAAAATTTAAAGGTTATGCTTTAAATGTTCCGATACGAACTGGGTTGTCAGGTAATAATTCAATTACTTTTTCTTTGAAATCCTGAATGATTTCATTTTTCAATAATTCTTCACGAACAATTTGAATCGCAAAAACTGGATCTTGATCACCAGCATTTACGATTAGACGTAAACGGATTACTTTTGGGGTTAAACCAATGTAAGCGGGGTCTGTAACTTTGAAATATGCTGGCAGGGAATTTTCAGTAGCATTAATCTCAACTTGTTCAAGTTTAGAACGTGATTCACTAGTGTTATTAACTACTGAGTCAGATTTAACGCTACTACCAATTGTCATATTTCGAACAGCATGAATTGCTGCGCCACTTGCAATTTGCTCATCATTTGCAGAGTAAGCAATAATTACATCTGCCCAATCTTCAAGTAAAACAGCGAAAGATTTTTGATTTAACTTTTTGTCTTTTAACTCATTAAGCTTTTTCCAAAGAACTGTTGGTTCAAGTTCTAAGGTAGCCGTATAGTCGCAATGACCTTGCGGTAGTTTAGCTTCATCAAAATTCAACACAGAAACAGCGGTGATATTTTTATGATCGACAAAAATAGGTGCAGCGTGTGGAATAATAATTTCATCATCATGCTTATGAGGATTGCTATCCAAAACAAAACTTTTAAAATCAACAAATGAAGGTGTTTTGAAAGAACCGCGAGCACGATTTCGACCAGCTTGATATTCTTCAGTATCATGGATATTGAAGTTTTGGTGCAAAGCAATTAACGAACCACGGTCAAATTGTTTGAACGGAGAGCATAATTCAACTACAGAAGCAACTTCGGTTTTTTCTAGTGACATGAGATTTAAAATCCTAGTAAGTACAGGGGGAGCTATGGTGAAGTATTAAACTTCGTCTTTAAAAAGGGATTCGGTGTGCTTGGCGAAAAGGGAAACGTCACCACCTAAATTGACGTGCATAGGTGTTTTTTCGTTGTGTTCTTCAACACGTTTGCCTTTTGCAAGGGGTTCATTAAATGAGAGTTTGCTTTCTACTTGGACTTGAGAGTCTGCAAGTTTGCTAACTTTAAGTTTGATATTGATTTCACCGACTTTGCCAGTTGAAACAACACTATTTGCGACTTCTGTAATGGCTACGCCAAATTGTTTTGAAAATACACCAGCGCCAATATCTTCGATAAATTGCTGTGCATCGGTTGGTTTGTTTGACATTTTTCACCACCTAAATTTTAGGTTTTTGTTGTTGGTGAAATGATCTTATTACAAGTAATTCTTGTATTCAATATTTATTTAAAGAAATTCTTGTATTTTTATATTTGAACAAAAAAAAGCCTGCATTATGCAGGCTTTCTATTTGCAAAAAATTACATAAGTAATAACTGACTTAAATCTTGATTGGTTTTAGAGCTTATAGAACCAACCACGGTACCAGTCAAATAACAAGTTTCATCAAGAGGCATATACCTTGGTACCCACTCAGTATTTAGAGCTTTCAAAAGGAAAGAACCATTATCATTTTCGATTAGTCTTTTGAAGGTAGAACCATTTGAACACCAAGCGATAACATCATCACCAATCTCAGGCTTAAGATCAGGATTTACAAAGATAATATCTTTTGGTTTGTACTCATCCTTCATGCTTTCACCTTTAACTTCAAGGGCATAGCCATTAGGTCCGACATTAAACATACAAAGAATCTTTGGATATTTATCTAATATTTCGAGGTGGCGATCATTCCAATTACCAGCTGCAACCCAATCAATCAGAGGAACATATCGCGCTCGGTTTATTGGTTTTAATTCATCTTCTTCACCAAACAGATATGCTTTTGTACACCCTAAAGTATTTGTTAAAGCTTCAAGATTTTTTCCGCGAGGTGAAGTTTGACCAGCTTCCCATTGCTGCACTGCTTGAGGTGTAATTTCAAGTAAATGCGCTAATTCTGTCTGGTCTAAACCTTTAGCTTCACGCTTTTTCGCGATTCGCTTACCCATTTCAAGCTTGTTCATCTCAATGCACACAAGAAAATCTTGTACTAAATATAAAGCAATTCTTTAAAAAAGTCATTGCAAGTAATTCTTGTATTCTTTAAAGTAATACTTGTAATTAGCAAGTAGGGCTTATATTGTAATGAATAACAATCAAACCAATGTTGAAGTAAATAACGAAAACTTAGTCAAGAACGCGATCCAAAAAGCAGGAGGCGTTAGTGCTGTCGCTCGTTTAATTACTAAAAAAAATGGAAAGAATTATTCATATCAATCTGTTCAATCTTGGATTTCTCAAGACCGTATCCCTCCTAAATATATTCCCGTTATTTCAGAAGTTACAGGAATTGCTAAGAGCAAATTAGATCCAATTGTATTTCAAGAATAGAAAAACAAAAAAACACTTTTGGGATTGAGTTACTAGAAAAGGGAGAGGTTGAAAAACTATGAATCAAATTGTTTTAAATCAAGCGTCAGCTAATCAGTTTTCAAGTATTGAACTATTAAAAATCATTAACCAGGTTCGTAATCAATTTGGTGAGTCTCAAATTCGACTTAATGATTTTCATCCTCGTGTTTTTGATGAATTAGAAGGTGAGCACTACGAAACCTTCGTTGTGAATAATCATAATAATACGGTCACAGTTGCAGCATTTCTTAATCATGATCAGTGCATCTTAGTTGCAATGCGTGAGTCTAAGGGTGTTCGCAGAAAGGTTTTAGAAATTCTAAAACAGCAACAAGCACAAATTCCTCAAACATATGCTGAAGCTTTGCAACTAGCAGCTAATCAAGCACGTCAATTAGAACTTGCAGCGCCTAAAGTTGAGTATTACGACAAGATCGTTGAGCGTTCAACACTGCTTAATGCTTCACAGGTCGCTCAGAAAATAAAAATTTCAGCAGTAAAACTAAACAAGCTTTTAGACATTTTTGATGTTTATCACAAAGGCGTTAAACGTGCGCGTTTATTCCAACAGTGGTTTATCGATAAAGGTTTTGGAGAAGTGAAACAAACAGAGCTTGGCTTTTCACAGCCAATGTTCACAACAAAAGGAGAAGCTTGGGTAATCGAAAAATTAACCAGTGAAGGTTTGGTTTAACCGCCTCTTGCGCCAACAAGAAGCGGTCAAAAAATTTTATTCATTTAACTTCGAGGAAAAAATGAACTCAATAACTTTAACAGAACATAGCTGTGCAAACAAATGTACGGAATTTAAAAAAACTGGTGAACAATGTAGCCATTGTTTAGTTAAGCAACAAGAAACGGATTCTGGAAAAGGGCAAGATACCCAAGATATTTTAAATCGTGTGGGAGGCATAAAAGCAGCTCTTAAAATTCTTAACGGCAATCCTGATGCATTTGACTGGTACTCATTAGAAAAAAATTACTACTACGGTACTCGATCTAATGAAAATCTAATTTCTTTAGATCAACTTCAACAAGCTTGTAATCAATACTTTGTCACGGTTTTTGGTGGCATCAAAGCAATTCAATACATTGTTGAAAATGCTCCAGTAGGTGCGACTCATTTTGATCGTTATTTTGAAAAGATTGATTTTCGAACTAAAGAAATCTTTATCTGGGTAGATGGGGCATGGTCACAACAAGAATTAAGAATCATGGGATTCAACAAAGCTATTGCAGATAGTGTTGCTCTTAATGATTTAAGAAATACTTTAGAGACTATGCAATCGCCAGTGATTCCTACTTTTGCAGATAGTAATTTGACATATGAGCAAATTACACAAAGCACAGTTGAACGTATTCAGTATTTTAATTTGCAAAAAGAAGTAGCTCTGGAAGATGGAAATCATTCAGAAGCTGATTCATTTGATAATCAAGCCGACGGTGCATATCTATTGTGGTTTCATTTAACAAAGTCATGTCAAAGCAAATTTGATCTTGATCGCCTACAAAAATTGGTAGGTGCTCGATAATGAAATCAAACAAAAATAATCGGCCACACCTCCAATGTGTATTCAATTTCCATAAGTCGGCAATTTCACTTTTGTTAGAAATGCAGCAAGAAGCAATTCAGGCATCTTCTCCAGACGATCAAGTTTGGCGTGAGGACTGGAAAGCACGTTTGGCTTTTGAGCATCAATTAAAAGATGACGTTTGTGAGCAAATTGAATCATCGTTATTTGCTTCGAACTTAATCAATTTTAATGGTGAAAGCGTTTTTGTTGTAGTTGCTGATGAAGCACGGGCAGGTGCTGCATGAAAAAAACACCTAAGTTTCAAATCAATGATTTAATTTTGAAAAAGAAATCTAATCATGTTTTTCAGGTCGTTAAGGTTTTCAATATAGGAAAAAGAACGAGTAAGTATCGGTTACTCAACCTCTCTACATCGTCTGAAACAGCACATCTTGAATCACAGATCGAACGTAAAGCAACGATTAAAGAGGCTGAGGCGAATAAGCGTTTGCCTGAAGAAAAAATCCAGCCTATTGAGAAGATAGTTCTGTCAAGTATTGGCCCATACAAAGATCATTGGGCAATTGTCTATATTGAACTTAATTCTACCTATAGCCTTGGCGGTGGACGAATTACATTAGTTTGTGATGATTTCGCTGGAAGTAGTTTTTTTGGTCATGTAGGTCAAGCCTCTTTTAAAAAGTTCATTGCACAATGTGATGAATATTATTTGATAAAAAAACTTTTCCCTAAATTGATGGAAACCGTTCCTGTTCAAAGTGGTGAGGAATTTTTTGAATGGTTTGCAACAAGCTATCTTGATGATCTTAAAGATGCACGTAAGTCTGGTGAAATTACTAAAAAGAAATTGCGTTCCGCTTATGAAGATATTTCAGATAAACAGTTTAATGGAGCTGCACACCTCTACGATTTGCTTGATAGCGATTCATTAGAGTTATTAAGTAATTTACTTGGGGATGATTGGTGGTGGGATAAAAATCCTAGCTTACCCAATAGCCACTATGTATTTCTATTAGATATTCTGAAAGATGTCATTGCCGAATTTAAAAAATTAGATGAGGTGATGGTGTGAAAGAGCGTCCGATTTTATTTAATACCCCAATGGTTCAAGCGATTTTATCTGGTCAAAAGACTCAGACACGTCGAATTGTAAATAAAGCACCTACAACTGAAATAAATCATCGGTTAATTGCCCTAGATAACGGTTGGAGTTGGCAAGTTGATCAACAAGGTATAGTTCCTACTATGCATCGTGAAATCGATAATCCAATGGTTTGTCCGTTTGGTCAGATCGGTGATCGGCTTTGGGTTCGTGAGACTTTCCGCTTATATGATTCAGATGAATGTCCACATGCTGATTTTCCATGTGGATGTCCAAAAAATGGCACACCTTTATATAAAGCTTCTCATGATTGTGGTAATGGTGAAAAGTGGAAACCATCAATCCACATGCCACGTAAAGCAGCTCGATTATTTTTAGAAATAACAAATATACGTATTGAGCGCCTGAATGATATTACTTCAGAGGATGCCAAAGCAGAAGGATTTGACTATTCAACACACCCATCAGCAATTCAAATGGGCTATGCAATTGGTGCAAAAACTAATTTCCGTGTTACATGGGAACAAATCTACGGACAAAATGAGTGGAATAAAAATCCTTGGGTATGGGTTCTCGAATTTAAGGTTATCCAAGGCGGTGCAGTATGATAATCCCATCTGCACTAGATGAAATTCAAAAAGGTGCGTTATTCGTAATTAACCATTCTGGTGGAAAAGATAGTCAAGCGATGATGATAAAGCTGCTTGAAGTACTCCCTAGAAATAATGTTGTTGTAGTTCATGCATCATTGGGAGATATGGAATGGCATGGTGCTTTGGAATTGGCACAAGAACAGGCTTTGTTAGCAAATGTACCTTTCATTGTTGCCCGTGCAAAGAAATCTTTATTAGATATGGTGATGCACCGTTTCAATGTACGTCCAAATGTTCCTTCTTTTCCGTCATCTGCAAATCGGCAATGTACTAGTGACCTAAAGCGTGGACCAATCACCCGTGAAGTGCGTAGATATGCAAAAGAAAATGGATATACCAGGATTGTGAATTGCATGGGTTTACGTGCTCAAGAATCAAGTGGCCGTGCAAAAAAGCCTGTTTGGAAGGAACACTTTGAACATGGACGTGCTGGGCGGTCTTGGTTCGACTGGTTGCCTATTCATTCACTTACCACAGATGAAGTTTTTCAAACAATAAGTAATGCAAATCAAAAGCCACATTTTGCATATCAATTAGGTAATGAAAGACTGAGCTGTGTGTACTGCATTATGGCAAGCCCAAATGACCTAATCCTTGGAGCAAAGAAACGGCCTGAACTATTTGCGCTTTATTGTTTCTTCGAAAAAATCACAGGTTATTCAATGCATATGAGCATGAAAACCTTGCCAACAATTACAGGGATTGAACCAGATTACTCACTACTTTCTGAGAATTTAGATTTGGTGAGCCAAATTTCAATAATCAAATTTAACAGACAGCGTATTCCTATGGTTGAGGAGATTGCAGCATGACTCAGCCATTCAATTTATATCAAGGTGATTGTTTACAGGTTTTGAAAGAACTTTCTGATAACTCAATAGACAGCATTGTTACTGATCCGCCTTATGGACTTAAGTTCATGGGTAAAAAATGGGATTGTGAAGTACCAAGCATTGAAATTTGGCAAGAATGTATTCGCGTTCTTAAACCAGGTGGGCACTTACTAGCATTTGCTGGTACTCGTACACAGCATCGTATGGCTTGCAATATTGAAGATGCAGGTTTTGAGATAAGAGACATGATCGCTTGGATCTATGGTTCAGGCTTTCCAAAATCTCATAATCTCGACGGTGAATGGCAAGGTTGGGGTACTGCATTAAAACCAGCGCTCGAGCCAATTACATTTGCTCGAAAACCATTGATTGCCACGGTTATACAAAATGTGCAACTTCATGGAACAGGCGCAATAAATATCGATGAGTGCCGTATTCCGTTAAATGGCGGATATAAATCTAAGGCAAATGGTCGTCCATCTCAGACTGGACAACCAGATAATTATATTTCTTCATGCGCAAATCAGCCAGATACAGTAGGTCGTTGGCCTACTAATCTAATCCACGATGGTAGTAAAGAAGTATTGGCAAATTTCCCAAATACCTCTAGTGGAAGTAATAACAAAATAAAAGCTTCAAGTAAGGACCAAAACGGTAATACCAGTAGTTCATTTGGAAAAGAGAGCCGTCCTTATGGCACTGAAACAATTTCTTATGGTGACTCAGGTTCAGCAGCAAGATTTTTCTATTGTGCTAAAGCAAATCGCACAGATCGAAATGAAGGTACTGAAAGCTCAAATAAGCCAATGCTGCAGATGAATTCAACAATGCGAGATTGTGAAAATGTTGATTGGTCTAAGCGAAATGGAAATTTTCATCCAACTGTAAAACCAACTGAATTAATGCGCTATTTGTGCAGATTAGTTACGCCTAAAGGTGGTGTAGTGCTTGATCCGTTTATGGGGTCGGGTAGTACAGGTAAAGCAGCCATATTAGAAGGCTTTAGCTTTGTGGGTATTGAGCGTGAAGCAGAGTATTTCGCAATTGCTAATGCTAGATGTCAGTTTGTCAAAGAAGGCGTTAGTTCAAAAATGCCAGATCAGCAAGATTTATTTATGGAGGCGCTCTAATGCATTACTACGAAAAGAAAATTGGTGATTACCATCGTAAAGCAGGTCGCCTTAACATTTTACAACACGGTGTTTATAACTTGCTTATGGATGCTTGTTATGACCGTGAAGCATTTCCAACTGAGACACAGGCAATTGACTGGGTATGGGCTGAAACTGATGAAGAAATTGCAGCAGTTAAGTTTGTGTTGAAAAAATTCTTCGTTATGAATGAGGAAGGCATTTATATTCAAAACCATATCCAAGAAGATTTGATTGCATATAAAGCATTTAAAACAAAACAGTCAGACAACGGTAAGCAAGGTGGTCGTCCAAAAGGTTCTAAAAACAAACCGAAAACAGGTGATGATTCTAGTGAATCTCAACAGGGAGAACAACCAACTGAACAAACCCAAGAAAACCCAACGGAAAGCGAAATAAACCCACCGCTAACCCAAAAAAACCCAGATGAAAGCCAACAAAAGCCTAAACCAATAACCATTAACCAAGAACCACTAACCAATAACCAAGATAGTAATAGTAATGGTAATAACGCGAGCGAGGAAAAAGTTGGTTTTGTCCCGATTCAGTTTGCAACCTACCAGGCACATGACAAAGAATTTTATTCGTTACTTGAACTTGCAAGCGAGCATTCGCAATTTCAAATGGACTTCATTGATCTAGCTGTACCAAGACATGAATCAATTTCATCAACTGATTTTCAAACCTTGCTACAAGATTATTGTGATTTCTTTGCAGCGAAAAACGATAAAAACACGCCAAGCATCTGGTTTGTGAAATGGCTTACTTGGATTCAAAACAATATTCAAGACGTGATTAAACGCCGTCAAAAACAAACCAAAGCAAATCAACCTGTAAATACTAATCAACCAGCTAGGGGCTATTTTGAGCGCATTCTTGATGAAGAACAAAGCGCAAACGTCATTGTGGACGTAACTCCACAAAAAAAGCTGATAGCTAGTGTGGAGTACGGACATGCATAAAATTACGATTCAGGATATCCGCATCCTAATTTCAGATTTACGTGTAATTCACGCTGCGCAATTCAACAAGAATTTTCCAACAACGGGGGATAACGCCGTACCAATGGAGTTTGTTGAATCTAAAGCGATGGAATGCCTTTGTGATGTCAATGTAGATCAGTTTGAACGCGCACGGAACAGATTACTTAAATCGGGTGGAAAGTTTATGCCGTCTTTCTCTGATTTCCGTGATTGGTGCATTGGTGAGACGTGGATGTCAGCAGATGAAGCATGGGCGCGTGCATGTCGTTTTACAGCTGACAAAAGTGTGCAAATCACTCAAATAACAAAAGTTGCATTGGATGAGGTTTTGCCAATGATCTTCGATGGATATATGAAACCTGCACGCGAGCAATTTATTAATACATACAATGCATTTGTGGCAAAGGCACAACAAGTGGGACGCACCCAAGAAATGTATGTACCGCCAAAGCAATTGGAACACAAGAAAAAAAGCCATGCACCAGTGTCTAATGATGAAGCTGTACAGCGCCTTAACGCATTGAAGCAGAAGCTAAATATTAAGAATCGTACAGTTCTACAACCGCAAAAACTTGAGCAAAAAGAGAACTTGGCAAGTCCAGCAGTACAAGAACCATGGCCTGATCCATTTGATCAACCAGACGAGTATTTAGAAGCATGTGAGCGTGACGGGCTGAATGTCCCTAAAACCCTTATTAAGCATATTAATGGTGGTACAGCATGAATCAGACCGCAACACAAGCAAATGAGCCAACAGCAGAAAATACGAAATTTAAGAAAGGTGCAAGAGTTCACGTAGATTTTGTAAGTGATTCAAGCACTGAGTTTTCAGGCAAGCATATTAAAGGTGATGCGATTGTAGATCGTCATGAAGATGGTTATGTCTATGGACAATTGGAACAAGGCACCCCATTTATGTGCCCTGAAAAATTTGTACAGCTCACTCCACAAGAGCATATCAAACAAATTCGCGCAGAATTTGAAGCATGGTTAAAAGAACAAAAGCAATATTCGATTTTAATTAATCAACATGGAGCAGACTTATTTAATTTTGATTCTATCCATGGCTATGAAAAGTTAGCAGTTGCAGTAGCTTTTGAACTTTGGAAAAAATTCCATCTTTGCTGTGAAACGAATAAGGTTTTACTTAAAAAACTCCATATTGCTACGACTGCTTTGGCTAATAAAGGCGGTGAACATCATGGGTAAAAGTCGTGTTTTATGGGATCAATGGGCGAAAAAGGGTAAGGCTGATTTTTTTGCAATGAATCCACTCGTTGAAACAAAAACGAATCGACATGCACGCGCACGTAGAGCACTAGATAAGAAAGTGATTTTACCTTGCGCCGTGACAACACAAGAACTAAATGGAGATCAGTTACACCAAGGCAGTACAGGCGGATTGGTCATTACAGGCAAGGATTTTGTCACAGTGAAACTGCCATATGGCATCAGTGCTAATGACATTTGGCGTGCAACTATTGATGAAAGTACAGGTAAACAACGCAATAGCTTATCAATGGGTGCAAAGAAATTTAAACGCCGTGTAGTTGAAATCTATGCACCAATCTTTAAAGCAATGAAGTGGAAAGCCATTTCACAACAATGTGAGATTCGATTAGTTATACAGCCACCACGAAAAAATCGTAGTTACAGTGCGAGCACATATCCGCGCTTTGATATTGATAACTATCCAAAACTGCTAATCGATTCGCTTAAAGGTACAGAGTTACTTTTTAAAGATGACAACATTTTTGTGAAAGAAAAAATTGAATTTGCAGAACCTACTGAAGATGGTTGTGTATGGCTTTCATGTGTATTTATCAACGAAACAAATTGGCTTGATAAGAAAGTGAACTTCGACTGGCTTGCTGGGAGAGTTGCATAATGGCTAAAAGAACTGATTTAGAAAAACGAGTCTTGATCGGTCGTAAACTTGCACTTGCAAGAGAACGCCGTGGGATGCTTCAACACGAAGTTGCTATTGAATTGTTTGGTGTTGAGCAAAAGAACCGAATTAGTGAAATGGAGAACGGTAAGACATTACCAGATGCTGAGTTACTGCAAGTCATGTGCAGTATGTATCGGGTCTCTGTCGATTGGGTATTAGGTTTTACGATTAATCCTGAATTAAACGAAACTGAATCTGTCGCAGGTGTTCTGTTCAATAGTGTTGGCGATATTTTGGCAGATAACCTAAATGCGATTACAGCACAGATTTCTTTGTTATGTGCAAGACATATCAGCTCGTTTCCCAAGGCGCTACAGGTACAGCTATTAGAGCAATCAAAAATAGTCGCAAAACAATTTTTGCAACTTGATCGCGTTCAACAAGAGAAATTACAACCTGTAATGATGGATTTAATCCAAACAATTCAGGAATGTGATAAAGAGCGTGCAGTTCAATTCAATCATATTGCCAAAGGTTTGGAAGATATTTCAGATCGTGATGAGGGTGAAATTCAAGAGAAAATACTTCAAGACTTAAAGAGTCAACGTAAAACACGTTTCACTCAAACAACTTTACTTACTGATGAGAAAGATGAAGCTCAGTTCGATTTCTTTTCAGGTGATGCACTGAGTAATTAACTATGGCAGTGCAATCATATTCACAAGAAATATGGGATCGACTCAAATTAGTTTATGAGTCATCCCCTAAGATCACATGGCAAAAACTAGTTGATCAAGTCGGTGAGGAGTTAGGCTGTGAAATGCCTTCTCCTTCAGTTGTGCGCCGTAAAGCAATCGCTGAAAAATGGAAAAAGTGCGCGAAAAATCTAGTCAAAAAGAATGCTAAACAGATCAATGATGAGATTAAAAATTTGACTAGTAAAATGACTAGTCAGAAAGAAGCCCAAGATTATGAAAATAAAGAGGAAAATGGTAGTCAAAAATCCGTCAAAAATCCGTCAAAAGTAAGTGTGTATGATGATGAATTTGCAAGAAATGCCCAACGTAGCAAAGTTGCAGATACAAATAAGCTCACAGCGACAAGAATCATTCGTGAAAATCGACTTCGTTCTGTGAAGTTAGCAAGCTTAATTGATTCATCATTAGATAGTTTGGTGAGTGTAAGAAAAGACTTTCAGGAATTGGATTTAAAAACTGCAACTGAAGATGACATAGGAATGATTAAGTTCAAGATGGCAGTTACGTCTCAATTTATCGAACAAAACTTAAAACAAAGTATCAGTATTGCGAATGTAGCGAAAATAGATGCCATGTTTTGGGGATTAACGGAAGAGGACCTGAAAGACCAATCGGAAATACAGGCGAAACGCTCTGCTGTTGTGGCTGGAGCTGAAGAACGAATGAGACTTGCAAAAGAGAAAATGGCCACTGATAAAAAAGCAGCCTTTGCACGTAAGTTAGCAATGATTGAGGCAGGGGATCCAGAACCTGATCAAGATGAAGAACAAGAGGCAATTGCATGATCAAAACAAATTTAACTCATAGAGAATTGTGTGAAGTCGGCGCTGCGTTGTTGAGAAAACCTGAATCTGCTAATGGACATGGTTGCCATTTTTCAATCGTTGAGCCGTCGTGCTATGGAGAGAATCCCGATGTATTCGGTGTTCGCCACGGTAATGGATACGATGTCGGTACAATTCTATTAGAAGCTAAAACAAGCCGTTCTGATTTCTTGGCTGATAAGAAAAAACCACATCGTATTGAACCAGCAACGGGTGTTGGTAAATGGCGTTATTTCATTTGCCCGACAGACCTAATTCAACCTGAAGAATTACCAGAGCGATGGGGATTGATCTACGTTTCTAATGGTAAACGCTGCAAATACATTAAAGGCGCAATGGCTGTACCTAAAGAGAAGTATGACAATGAATGGAATCAAAATTCTCAATATTGGCGCAATGGTAAAGCATTAGAACAAAGCTTTATTGATTTTGCATTTAATGATCGAAACGTACAGAACGAGTTCAATTTATTGACGATGGCTTTAGCTCGATTAAGAGATCCTGAAAAGATCCTTTACATGCAAAGAAATTTCACTCGGTTAGAAATGGAATGCCAAAGACAAGCGCATGAAATTCAGAAGCTACAACAAGATGCAAATCTCAATAATTGCTTACAGAACATAGAAAAAATTAAGGTGCAAAGTTTATGAAAACCAACGAAAAAAATGAATACAAAGTAGGTGATTTTGTTTTACCTGTTTCACTTAAATATACAAATCAGGTTTGTGAACTAACTGAAGATTTGGGTTATGACTTTAAATATAAAACTAAGTCTGGTGGGTGGGGCTTTATTGTTAAATCCTATTTACCTACTAGATGGAGACATGCTACAGGTGATGAAATTACAAGTGGAATAGCATCTCAAATCCAGATAGTGAAAAGTTTTATTGCTGAATATGGTCTATTAAAGGCTATGGAAGTATTAAAGAATGCACCCGAAGGTTCAACACATCATGATTTAGTTACAGCAGAGAATATAGACTTATATTTTAATTCTAAAGATCACCTAGAGTGGTGTGATTTAGAGCTTAAGTGGTGTTTACCTAGATTTCATCATACGAATGAAATGATTATGGGAATGATAGATATTGCCGAGCTAAAACGTCTTTTTGAAAATATAGATTTAGTAAATAAAGTAGGTGGACCAAAATCTGCTAAAGCCCAAGTAAAACAAGCCAAAGAATATGGATATTCAACATTTTCTATTCCAATTGAATTGAATGGATCAATTGTTATGGGATGTTTAAATATTGATAAGTTAGAACAAGCTCTTTCTGACCACGATCAACTATTCGGAAATATCGAAACGTTGGGAGGTGAGCATGTTTAAGGACGGGGATTTTCTTGTCTATAAAGACCAAAATAAATACAAAAACTGCCTGTTCAAAATTATTGATGATGTGGATGCAGTTGCAATAGCTGTGGAAGATGGGAAGGAGTGCTTTGTTTACTTTGCCGATATGCGATTAGCAACAGAAGATGAAATCGCAGCAGGTCATAGAATAGACCATATCGGTGAGCCTAACGGATTGGGAACAGACTCAGACATAGTCAACCACAATACAAGGTTATAGGGGATTAATCATGTGTCCATTATGCGGTAGATCAAAAGGTGGTTTAGTTTGCGGTTATTGTGGCTGGGTTCCAGAAGATAAGAAATTTGAGTTTGAACAGGTGAGTAGATGAAAGTTCAATTAAATGAGAAGTCTAAAGCCGAATTTATTGAGCATATTGCCAAAGATTCAATAACTTGTTGGTTTGATGGTGATGAGTTTGTTATGCCAAGTGGTCAAGGTCGTACCGCAAGAGGGATTGTTTTAGGTAAGTTGATAGCTTGGCAGCACCAACAGTCAAAAGTTGATGATATTCAGAAACGCTTTGATGCGATCAAACAACTTATCAATGAGTATCACCAACATAGTTATAGAGAGTCAGATGATTTCGTATTTTATTTAGAGCAAGCACTTACAGGCACAAACCATATCGGTGAGCCTAACGGAATGGATGAGAAATAAAATGTTAGAAAAATTTATTCAATATTGTCATTCAAAACATGAAGGTTTGAGTGATTACTACATCACTCAGATATATAACAACATGCAAGAATTGTTATATGTTCAGTTTTTAGAAGTAGAATTGCAGACTCAATTAAAACTAAATGAAAGCTTGGAGCAAAAGCTGAGTCAAGATAGTCAAATACTTCACAACATTATTGATATGGAAACCAGAAAAACTCAGAAATTGCAGAATCGAATCAATCATGTAATGAGTTTATTTGGTTGCCAGCAGGTAGTTAATCCAAACGATATTATTGAAGCTTTAACAGGTGATATAGACCAATCACTTTGCGATGATGAGGTTTGCCATGAATCAGTTTGAAATAGGAGAAAAAATTTTATATTTAGGTATTTATGGCAATGAGTTTAATTTAGTTGATGAGGTCATTGGTATTGAGGACGATGAATATCTTAATAGAAAGAAATACATGATCAAAAATACTGAGTCTGGTGAAGTTATAAGTCAGTATGGTACCAACTACAGGAAAGCGACTAAAGAAGAAGTCGCCGTAGGGCATAGGTTAGAATCAAACAACGGTCAAGCAATAAGGGTTTGTAATTTAAATAACTATTCTCGAAAGTCTTTCACTATGGATAGACAAATCAAGCAATCAAAAAATGAATCTTTGTTAGAGTATTTAAACAGATGTGAGGAACAAGTAAAGCGTTGGCCAAAGTGGAAAATCGAGAGCATTCGAGATGCTTTTGGTCTCAACACAATTAAAGGAAAACAAGCTGGAACCATATAAAATGTTAGAGCTAGGTATGGCGCAAAATCACTCTATGTAAAAATAGGGTGATTTTTTTATGTCTAATTCAGCAAGTGGCTTACAGTATGATGAACTTGGGTTTCTTATTGGCCTGAAGCAAACAGGAAAAGACGTATCCAAAATTGATAAAAACGTGGAAGTAATCCGCGATATTTTAATTGGTTTGCACAAAGATATTGAGAACCAATATTCGCGACAAGAGAACCAACCAAAACCAAAATTAAGCGCGTTAGAACAAGCACTCATTGATGCCCAGATTAAACCAGCTGATTTTTCTGATCTAATCCGCGAACAGGCAAATCCTTTAGTTCAATCTTCACTAGCTTTAGATCGAGTTGCTAAGTCTATTGAGGACTTAATAGCTGAATCAACTAAAACCGAAGATAGCAAACCACAGCCTAAAGCAAAGCCTAAACGCCGTGCGATTGAAATCAATAGCACTGAGGACGTTATAAGAGAATTTGGCAATACTGGTGAACGTCGACGTGATGCTAATGGGCGTTTCATAGGAGCTAATTCAGAACAATCAACATTGGGTAAAGTTGCTCAAACGATTGGTACAGCGATTAAAGGTGTAATGCCTTCGAATCCCCAAGGTGTTGACCCTACACTTGACGCAATTAATGAAGTTGCGACTGTACTATCACCAGTAAAGCGAGCTGCTGGATTTATGCTACGTCCGCTTACTGGTTGGATGAAGTCACGCAAACGCAATGAACCCTTGCCTAAAGAACAAAGTGACCATAACCGTAAACAAGTAAAGTTACTTCAGCGAATTGCTGATAATTTGCAATCTAGGGGCGGTCTACTAGGTGGATTAGGAAAGCTACTTGGTGCTGGTGGAGGTTTACTGGGGGGCCTTTTGGGTGGTCTACTTGGCAAGGGTAAAGGTTTAGGTAAAGGTCTAGCTAAAATCCTCAAATTTGGTAAAGGTTTACCTGTAATTGGTGCATTACTCACTGCTATGTCATTTAGTGATTGGGGTACTAAATCAACTAAAGAAAAGGGCGGTACTGTAGGTTCGGCTGTCGGTGGAGTTGCTGGTGGTGCGATAGGAAGTATCTTTGGTCCCGTTGGAACAATTGCAGGGGCTGCAATAGGTTCATGGGTGGGTGAGAAGCTAGGTGGTATCGTTGCGCCGTATGTAAAAGAATGGACGGATTCTTTGATTGACGCTGATATACCGTCAATGATTTCAAATCTTGTAAAAGTTGCTTTGAAACTTACACCTGCTGGAATGGCTAAGTCACTGTATGACTGGGGTAAAGAAAAATGGAATGAAAAATTTAATGGACAACCTAATCCAACTTACCTGTTAAGAAGCCAGTATGGTGGGAAAGGTGAAAATGGTGGGGAACCAGTTAAGTTTGGAGCTGCTGCAAATAATACAAATAGCTCAGCTATTACGAAGATTGTGACTCCTAGAAGTGGTAGGTCAAATATAGTTGAATTAGCTGATGGTTCGGTGGTTAAGCGCACTGGTAATAGGAACTGGAGAAATAATAATCCTGGCAATATTGAATATGGCGAATTAGCAAAAAAATATGGAGCAATAGGTTCTGATGGTAGATTCGCAATTTTTCCAGATTATGATTCTGGTCGAAATGCAAAAGAGCATTTAATCTTTGAGAGTAACAGGGCAAAAAGTTTGTCTACTAGATTAGATTATGGGCAAGGCTTAGGATATAAAGATAAAACTTTAAAGCAAACAATAGCTTCATATGCGCCCATTGAAGATAATAACGATACATTAAAATATCAACGGAATATATTGGCCGCGGTTGATGGACAAAATAAGAAAATGTCAGAATACTCTGCTGCGGATAGAAAAAAAATTATGGATGCAATGGAAAAAGAAGAAGGTTTTTCGATTGGGAAAACTCAGATAATCCAAAACGCAAAAGTAACACCTCAAAATAGTGTAATTTCAACCAAAAAGTCATCGCCATTAGCACATTCAGAGATTTCGAAAAATGCAGAATCAATCGTACAAAAGGCAAAAGACAATGTACCAGTATTGAATATGCAATCTTCAATTAAACCTCTAGCTGCACGCACAAACACTTGGGAAGCTAGTTATAGACCTCCAAAAGTTGATACAAATGTGCTTCCAGCAAAAGAATTTTTAACATCACCTACACCACAGGAGGTTATTGTTACCAATCAAAATAGTGGTAATATCAATCAAAATGTGAGCAATAGAATGTTAGCTCATGCGATTACAGGTGGACTTGGGATGGGGGATAAATGGAACGGTTAATTTTAATAACTTTATCACTACTTTTTTATAGTACGGCTCAAGCCCAATATTTCAGCTTAAGTGGTGTGATTAAAGAACAAATTGCACCACCTGAGCTAACTATTGACGAAAAACCACATAAATATTTGGGATTAGTTTTGGATAAACCAATCCCTATGAACGTATACAGTGAGGATACTGATGAAAAAAAACTATTTAAAAATGTGACAATAGTTCAAGTCGGATGGAAAGGAGATCTAATAAAGTTTAAAGGTAAGAAAGTAAATCTTTTATCACAAAACTGTATTAATTCACAAAGTGCACATATCTATACTGATGTTATGTGCGAAATTGAAAAAATTAATGTGATTAAATAAAATAATATTTGACTTAAATTACATGGCTTTCTATGTAGTTTAAGTCAGCAATTGAATCTGTGAATCAAGATTTATAAATTGATTAAAAAAATCTTCATCTATTACTAAAGTCGCTTTTGTCTGTTGTACTTTTACACCTAATTTCGTTTCAATCATTCTTGCAACTATGTCCTCTCCATCAATCAAAATAATATTTTGATTTTTAAGATTTCTAGAGTATTTAATAGCTGCATTAGAAAACTTAGAAGTGGTCATAAATATTCCATTATTTGCATTATTACCTACCATTGCACCAACAAATGATTGAACGTCTGGACTTCCGATTGAAGTTTGATCATAACGTTTACACTGAATAAAGTGTTGTTCAAAACCTCCTATAGCTCTTCTTATTTTTACAATACCATCGACACCACCATCACCTACTTTACCATTATGAGTAATCATATCTTTAATTTCATCAAATTCAGTTTTAGCGATACTAGCAATAAGATGCAAAGAGAATAATTCAAATTGAAATGGTGTGAGAGATTTTAATTTTACTAATAGTTCTTCATTTAATGTTTTTTTCGATTCTTCCAGTAAATTAACCAACTTCCTAATTTCTATCGCAATGCTAATTTTATCAATTGGGCTCAAATCACCTGAGTTAAACTGAGAGATTTTCGAAAATCTATCATAATTAGTTAAATTAAATGTAAGTCGATTATGAAGTTCACTAATAAAATCATTCAGTAAAGGATCACCTGATTTTCCATATAGTACAGTATTCAAGCTTTCTTCAAGCTCTAAATATTGTCCAATTTGGATTTCACGGCTATGAAAATTGAATTGATTGCAAGAATAATAAGAACTAAAAAAAACTATGAAATTATGATAATTTTTTAAAGCTTTTAGTCGTTGAAACGTTATCTCTTCTTGCAGTAAAAAGTTGATTTCTTCTATATTAGGTACGCGTCCACCACTTTCAGTAAAAGTAAATAGTTTTAAATACAGCATCCATTGATAACAAATTTCGTGAACAGCAGTAGGAATGTTATATATTTTTTTGCTAAATTTTGGCGGTTTTCCTTTTTTAATTTCAACTTTACTAAAGGAACCAAGTTTCTCGACAATCTCTTCTAAAAAATAATATTCATTGTTATTGATGCTCAGAGTCTTTTTTAAAGCAATTGAGAACAATTCTGAGAAACTAGGTAAAGTCACGCTTCTATCCAAATTTTATATTAAAAAATTGATTATAATTCGATCTATGAAGTAGTACCATATTGATGTCTTATTTATCAGCCTATTTTTTCTTATAAGAAAGATATCTTGTTTATAGAATTTGAATGTTTAGCAATTCGATGAAAAGCAAAGCCTCTAAAAAGTAATGATATAAAATGAAACACTAAGTTGTTGGAACTTCTAAATTAACAGTTTTTGATATTAAGTGAGAATAGCTCTATATTTTATAGGGCTATTCTTATATGGGTACTTTAAACTTAACGGCAGTCACACCTGATACGCCGTATATCAAAAAAATCAAATCAGCTTTGGAAAAGGCAACAGGTCAAAGCATTCCACTGGTTGAAATTAAAAAGGTTCAGCGTAAAGGTGGTGTAAGCGTTGTACCTATCTTTTTCGTCTTTGCTGGTGGACAAGAGCTAACACTATTTGCTCGTGCAAGTGCAGATGTCTTCAAATCTGAATTGAACGGAAAAGAGATCGTTTTACCAGGTGATTTCAGTGACGATTACCAACAGACTTTTGATAACGCCGTTTCTGGAATGGCTAAGTTGATTCGTGAATCACAAGCCAAAGTTGAGCAACTAAACCAAAAAGAAAAGGTCAAATTGCCACCACGAAAAAATCGTAGTATCCAGCAGCAAATCAGTGATAAGCGCGAAGAAGAAACACAACTTGATCAAGAGTTATCTAATCTGACAGCACAGCGTGATCAATTACTTGAGCAATTGAAGCAGGCAAAAGCACAAAAGGAGGGTGGTGAAGCCACTCAGGGAAAGCAGATAGCTGAGGGAAAATCCTCAGCTTTTGATTCAGTCGATTGGGATGAAGAACAGCACCCTAGAGATGAAAATGGGAAATTTAGTGTAAGATCAAGCCATTCTAAATCTTTGGATGCTTCTGTGACTGAAAAGCATTTTAAACAGCCAAGTGAAACCTTTAGCATTTATGACGCTGGTGTGCCATTAATGGAGCCTGATACTTCAACACCACTGAAAAAAGCAATTATTGATGTGGAAAATGGGATTAGAAATAATGAATTAGAAACAGGCGCTGCTTTCAATTCAGATGGTGTGATTTTGTTTAAAAGACAAGGATTGCCTGATCAGGTTACTTTAACTGATCATGAGTTAAGTTTATTGAATAATGCAGTTTTTAGTCACAATCACCCTAAAGGCATGCCTTTTTCTATTGCTGATATTCGTATGGCGATTACATATAACATCAAGGAAATACGCGCGGTAACACCATATTTGAGATATTCCATGTATCCTAAGAATCAATGGTGTAGTAAAGCTGCATTAATTGCTACAATTAATGATGTGAGTTTAGATGCTAATAAATTTGTAAATGAACAAGTACGGCTAGGCGAAATCAATCCTCAATTTGCAGAAGCAGAATATTTGCACTATATTTGGGTTAAGGTGGCTGATCGCCTAAACTTGAATTATGGGAGAGAGCGATCATGATGACTCATGAACAAATTGAAAAACTCTATGAACAACGCAATCAGGAGTTAAAAAAACAGGGTTTTGCTGCTGAGTTTGATGGGCCTGTATCAGAAGCAATTCAAGAAGATTTACTTTCAGATTTTCGCAAGGACTTAGCCAAAACACTTGCAAGTATGCTAAGTGAGGGTGTTAGTTTGGGAAAGCCTGTCCAACGGTAAAAGTTCTAACCAAGTCAGAGATCGAATCATTGCGTCAAAACAAACGTGAAGCTCATGCAATTATGATGCAACTTAACTAACAAAAAATTAAACTAATTCTTTCAAAAAAAGGCTACTTCGGTAGTCTTTTTTATTGGAACAAGAATAAAAATTAGTAGCTCTGAAGCAATAACCTAAACATAAAGCTTTGGAGTCAGCCATGTATCTTAATTATCAATCTGTGATTGTCGATATTTTCATTATTACTTCATTCATTTTGCACGTATTTCTAGCATTTGGCAGCATTAAAACAATGTCTGGACCTTTATCAGCTTTGTTAAATAAGGGTGTTACGGATGTAATTTTTAAGAAAGTAAAACGATTGATTTTTGGTTTGTCATTTCTCTGTTTTTGTCTTTCTTGTCTTGTTACTTGGCGAAGCTATGAATTGCTTTTATTCCTGAATGTGAATGGCTATGGACTTTATATTCTTTTAAGCACTTTTTTACTCTATAGCTTTGCAATTTTAGCAGCATTCACTTTCTGTAAATTGTTGTTGATGACAGCACAAAGGTCAGGCTTATGATCGATTACAACAAAATCTTAGCAATGATTGCGCATTGGTTAGAGTCAGAGATCAATGGATATATTGGTTCAGATTATGGCCCAGACTTTAATAGCTTATTTTTAGCACCACTCAGCGCACCAGTCGCCAATACCTTTATTCAAAAAATGAAAAACGATATTCCAATCCTAAAACAGTTAAGCGCAGATCAATTTCAGATGTGGGCACAAGACGAAGGTTTTGAGACCAAAATTATCTATTTAAGAATTGGTCAACAGATCGTAATTAATTTAAATGAAGTGCGCGAGAAGCAATTAGCGCGAAATGGAGAAACCTTCGATGTTGACGCAAGCTGATTTTGAAGCACGATTGATTGCCAATATAGATGATTTTGAAATACTGGAACGGTATAACGCACAAGATCCAATCGTCCTAAAGTTCTTACGCTCTTTAGGTGCATATCTAGCATTATTCGGTCAAGAATTTGAAATCTCAGAACTTGAACCATTTGTAAAAACTCGTGATCGTTCAGTTATAGCGGATGCGACGAATAAGGGTATTCTACCTATTGGGATGCCAACACAGCATATTTTGGAGGTTATCAATCGATCAGCGAATAGTATTACACTCAGCCAAGGACGATTAATTGAGGACAATAGTGGTGGGCGGTATTGGAGATTATTACAACCAGTCACAGTTCAAGCTGGGTCTACTGGGGAAGTAACAGTAGAACAAAGTGAATACAGAGAAGTGCAATACACCGTCGCAAATTCAGAGACTTTTCATCGTGTCGAACTAAAGTTGCAAGATGATCTGGCATTAGCTGGATTGACTGTTCGTGATAATACAAATCAGAACTATATTCAAAAAAAACGTTGGATGAATGTAGCACCTTTGGAATATGCATTTAATCTTACAACGGACAGCCTACGCCGTATATTTATTGAGTTTGGGGATGATGACAGAGCAGGTCGAACAGCTGCAGCAAACCAGACGTTTACTTTTGGTATTCTTGAGACCTATGGTGACGTTGACGTTTCAAGGCTAAAAGATGCCTCCTTAGCTGAGGTTTTAACTTTAGATGAAACTAAAGTATCAGTACGTTTTAAACAAGGAGCTGTAGTTCGGCAAGGTGCAGACCCACTTAATATTTCACAGTTAAAAGTGCTTTCGACATATCCTGCACTCTATGATGAAAATGCAGTTTTCTTAGGTAATTTTGATTACTTAGTACGGCAAAAGTATATGGCCCGATGCCACTATATCGCCGTATGGAATGAGAACGAACAGAATCGATATTACGGTGTTACTTACCAAGATATTAACCATTTACATATCGCCATAGTTGCAAAGAATAATTTAGAGCAAGCAAGCTTAGAGCAAGAAATCATTCAATATATTGGTCAACTTGATAGTCTTTATAAAGAGAGAGTACGTGTTCATATCGTGGAAGAAAAACCATTTATTATCACTCTTAATGGCCGTTTAGCTTCTGTACATGACTTAGATGGAGTGAAAAGCCAGATTAAAGGGTTATTGATTGAACGCTATGGTCGGACGCAATTAAGATCAAATCGTTGGTTAATGAATGGCTTTAATACACAAGAAATTTCTACACAACTCAGAAAAAATATTGTCGCCTTTCAAGATAACATTAGTGATTTCTCTGTAAATGTTCCAAAGATTTTGAATAAACCACATGAATGGGTCTTTGTTACTAATGAGAGTATTACACTTAATATTGAGCGAACAGCAGAGACAGGTGAAGCATGGTTCCTGTAAGTTTTACTCGACCAATTGATGAGCAGCCAAACAACCACACAGGCTTAGAAACAGCAATGTCAAAGGCTTTTAAACAGGTCTTTGCAGACGTTTATCAGCAAAGATTACAGGATGTTTTGGACTATGGAGCGCCACATTTAGGCAGTCGAACGGTTGTAGATCGTTTTACAAAAAAGGACGGATTAGTAGTTTTGCGCCGTCCAATTACTTCAGATACGTTAATGCAAGTGATTTATGCGAATTGGTCAAGTTTGGCAAGTGAGCGTGGATTAGGGTTCCTTGAATTTGTATTGAGAATGATCTGGACAGATAGATGGCAAATAAAAAGAATGTGGCATCCAATTAATTTAATTAATAGCTACCCGTTGTATTTAACTGATGAAGAAAAACCTGATCATTTTCTAACTAGCCGTATTCAAATATCAATTGATGATTCAATAGAGCTTTCTGAAATTATTGAATTGTCACCAATTTTAAGAAGATTAGTACCAGCTAATATTGTAGTAAAAGTGATTGCAACAGGATTAGAAACAGACCTAGAAAGTCATACGGACCTAAGCATAGCTGTAATTGGCAAAAGCTATTTGATTTATGATGAAAGTGATGGGATAACACAAAATTAATTGTCCATTAATAATTGGAACTCAAGAAAATGAAGTTCACCTAACAATGTTTTTATGTATTTGTTTGATGAAACAACATAAACCATTGTTAGGATTTATACATGACTCAAGACAATAATGAAGAAATTGCACTAACAACCGATGTGGGTAGTGATGGTGATCTTCTTGTGGAGCAATTCTTAGGGTTCGCAGATAAAGATATTGGCGACGAAGAATTTGAAAAATTAATGGCTGGTCAAACGGTAGAAGGCGTAACAGCCTATAAACCAGCAACCTATTACAGAATTTCAGCCGATCCTAGCTCTACTGACTATAACGAACCTTTTGATATTCATCTCCATTTCCAAGATGGTCCAACATTTGTTGATGGTATTAATGGCGCGACTAATGAATCGTTATTAAAGATCCTGATTCATCGCACCCAATACCTAGACAGTAAATTCCCATCAGACCAGAACAAACAAGCTATTGCTGCTATGCAATCGGCTTTGGATGCATTTGATGCACGCACAGCAGAACGTCAAGCGCGTGGTGTTGAAGGGCAACCAGTCGAATAACCGTTTGAACTCAGCCCTTTGCAAATTTGCTTAGGGCTTTTTTTTCTTACTGAGGATATTGAAATGCGTATGAGCAGAATAATGATAGCTAGTGCTATTGGAATGATGGCAAGTAGGATTGGTTCGGCAGTTGAAGCGACTCCTTTATTAGGAGGTTCTGTTTCTCCATTCATGTTTGAGACTAAAGCAGTCGGCAGCAAACCAAACAAAGTTAGTCAAAAGAAACGCCGTATGAATGCACGCCGTAAGGGGCATAAATAAAGGGGTATAAGGATGAGTTGGATAGTTTCATTTTTATTAGGTCTTGTATTTATAGCAACTTGTAGCATTTGGATCGTTGCCATTATTGCTTCATATCAAGTTCAAAATTATTTGGACATTGAAGAAATAGTAATTGATGAGGAAATAACCAAAGAGTTTAAACCTTTACTGGCAGAAGCACTTAAAAATATGGAGCCTGTGAAGATCCATCCTTTTACTGAACTGCCGAAGGTTAAAGCTTCTAATGAACTTCCTATTATTAAAGTTAGGTAATAGAGGTAATTTTAAATGAATCAATATCAATCTAAACAAATTACTGTACAAGCTATTAGCGTATTGAACGCACTTGAGTTGTCTAAAAATGATTGGAGTAAATTACCTGGATGGTTTAAAAAACACTTCCAGCAAGGAAATATTCTAATAGGTGCTAAAGAGATATTGGTCAGTGCTAAAGGATTTAATCATTGGGCAAGAGTGGAACACGTAATTTTGAATCATTGCAATAACTCATTGGAAGTTATTAAACAATCTGATTTTGATGAGAAATTTGATCTTTTAGGTGGTGAAGATAATGCTAACTAGAATTTACTGTAGTAAACACCAAACCTCGCAATATGTAGATTTAGCGGAAATTGATTCAATCGAAGTTTCAGACTCAGATTATGGCCGTGGTGGTTATACATATGGAAAAAGTGAATATTCCAGTGTAATGATTGGACTCAAAAGTGGTCATTCTTTAAATATGACAATTAAAACCGCAGATATTGAAAAGCTTTTAGTGTTGGAACACAACAAAATTTAGCCTTAACCAGACTGCAAAAATGGCCCTAATACATAATCTATTGGGGCTTTTTCATGTCTGAAACGGGTCGAAAAACGAAAAGGATTACATACAATCTTCATGAACGTGGTCGCAGTCATTTGGGGAAGGACCGCAGCAATGTTGATATGAATGAAATGATCAGACAGATCAATAGTCCACAAGTACAAGAAATGGTTAAAACAGGGACTTTGTACGGCTATAACGGTCATGAAATTCGCAAACGTTATGGGATGAATCCGCCTGATTCAGTCATTATTGATGGCAAGGTGGTTTATTTAGAACGCTCATTTAGAACAATCGAAGCTCATGCAGATAAAAACGGCAATGTTACTCATGTTACTGAGTTCTTAGATAACGAATCGGGTGAATATGCGCGGAAACAATATCTTGCGCGTGTAGGTGGATTTAGTTCGGCACAAAACTATAAGCGAGCTGGCTTAGGTTTAATCCCCGTGGGGTTTTATGGCTTTGATTATGTGACACAGCCGAACTACACAACCAATGTTGGTGATGGTCAATTATTTGATGGCTTAGCCATTCCAGTTGAACAGGATGGATTAATTGCAGCGTTTGATAGCACCACGGACGTTAATTTACTTTCGCCGTCAGAGGCAATGATTGCTCATTTACTAGAACAGCAAATTGTACGTGACTTTGACAATATCCACGCTCAACTACAGCTTTTACAAATGAATGGTCAAGCACTAGACCAAATTGAGGAATTAGCTGATCAAATAGCACGTAAAGAGAAACGACAAGCGATTCAAGATCAACGGGAACAAGATTTATGTTCTGGCTTAGTTGGTGAAGTACGATCATTTGATTCTGTTTGCGCTGAAGCTGAAGAACGTCTTACAGCAAGTGATTTAGCACGTATGCGAATCAGCGGTGAAACACCTAAAAACAACAAAGCAAGACCACGCATTTTTAAGAGTATGTTTGGATTTGGAGGGTAATCACTTATGTCATTACCTAAAGACTCACTCAAATGTATTCAAGATGCTTGGTATAAGCTTTTAGTCGATTTTCGGGCATGGTATATGCCTGAAACCATTCAGACAGAAGAATGGAAAAAGCGAGATATTCGAACAGCAATCAAGAGTTGCCCGTCTCGAATGATGGATGACTCAGAAGCAATGCTTGCAGAATATCGCAAAAGCCAAAATGCAGAAGTTGTAGCTGGAGCAACGGCATTCATGCCTATTATGTTGACTGCTACAGCGATGTTAGATCAACCGCCTGATACGATGCAGCTTTTACCAATGCCTTATTTTGTGCCTGTAGTGATCGGCGATAAGCAAGTAAAAATCCGACTCATCGCCAAAACAGTTAGAGCACAACTAGCTTTCTACGCAACCAATGCACACGATGCGCGTTCTGTATGCGATCAATTTTGCACTTATGTACAAGATGAAGATAAACGCCGTTTCCAAGTGCCTTTTGATATGGGCATGAATCATATTGAAAAAAGCACATTTACCATAGTTGAGAATCAATTGTTTCCTTCGCCTGTGCCTAGCGAAGCAATTAACCTGTCTATCTTCACGATTGATGCTCAATTAGTAGGCTATGCACCACAAATTATAGGACTTGGTGGTCCTAACGATAATACGACGGACAACGGCTACAATCCGGACGGTTCAGTAGTTGATAAGCCAATTCAGGATCTAGTTGTCATTCAGGCTGATCAATTCTCAAGTGATGGCCATGCACGTGTTTTAGCAGATCGTGAAACTGGCGATATTACAGTGGAGCGTATCGATGACTGAAATTATTAAGATTGATGCGCGTGTAACTGGATTCTCTAATGATGAAATACGATTGATTAGTCTTTGTTTTGCAGATTCTGGTCAAATACTTGTCCAAAAAACAGATATTTTCACGGCTTTACCTTTACGTCCAGATCAACAAGCAGACACGATCGTAGTGACGGATTCACCGAATTTAATCCAAAATTGGCAATTAAAATTTGACGCACAGCAGCATTTAGAAGAAGTGATCAAGGTCTATCAGGCAAGCTTTAGAGCTGGTTTGGTTGAGTTTGAGAAGTCATTAGAACGTTATAACCCAATGAATATTTTACAGGTGCGTAAGATTGATAAAAACGGACCACAGCAAGAGTTTGATAGTAGCTCACTAGATAACGGACATATTGCTGCACTGATTTCGATATGGGCAAGTCATAAAATCGCTATTTCTCATGCAGTCACATCAAAAGAGGAAGTTAAAGAAGAATACATCGATAGAACCATGTTGCCTTTTAGTATTTAACAAGGCACTCATACCTTGTTAAATTGAAGCGTTTCTTAAGCTAGCTTTTTTTGTTCGATAATAGCATCTGGTCTTAATTCATCACACTTAACATCACCTAACGAGTCAAACTTGAAAGTTTTCTTAATGGTAACGATCCCAACATTTGTATCATTAGCATTGATATAGACTGGTGTACCATGTCGTGCAGTAGGCGTACTATCATCATCTTTAGTTGTTAAAAATGGTACATAACAGGCTGCTTTAAAGTTATTTGGGTTTTTAACGATAACATTCCAATATCTATAACCATCATTCCAGCTATTCATTCTCTCTATATCGATCAGTTTAACAACACTACCAGGTGCACCTCGGACTTCTGCTTGAGCAGCTGGACTAAAGAAAATTAAAGTAGATAACGCACCTAAAATTAATTGTTTAAAAAATCCCATAATGTGTCTCCTAAAACTAACTCCAAATAAATATTATATGAGTTGAAGATAAAAATAATACTCCTCATATGAGGTTGTTTTAAATTTGACAAATAATTGGAACAATTCAAAATAACAATAAATTTAGAAACTTAGAATGAAAAATAAAATCCAATTTCATCTAGTTTAATGGCCTTAAAACCGCTTAAAGACATCCCAGAATGGTGGGAACTCTGCGCACGTTATCGTTATGACATTTATGCCTTTGCAGTAGAGGCATTAGGTGTTACACCGACATGGCAGCAAGAGTTACTTTTCGAATCAATCCAGTTTGATGGTAGTCGAACATCTGTAGCTTCAGGTCATGGTTGCTTTGGTAAAGGCACAAAAATACGTTTAGCCAATGGAAAGTGGAAACGTGTTGAAGAAATAACAATAAATGATGCGGTTATGGGCACGGATGGCTTCTCACCACGGGAGGTCATTAAAGTTGTTCAGGGATACCAAGAGCTTTACCAGTTTGAATATGCCAATGGTTCAAAGCATATCTATAACAAATCTCACATTCTTTGTTTAGTTTCTCTTGAAACAAAAAACGGTTGGAAAGCTGGCGATACCATTGAAGTCCTGGTATCGAAATACCTTGAATGGCCTGAAGAAACCAAGCGCCAATTTGCTGCATATGAACTAAAACATAGAAAATTCCAGCCTGTAAAAATTAACAATGTCACAGCCTTGGGAGAGGGTGATTATTACGGCTTTGTCCTTGATGGTGATGCAACTTTTCTAACCGCGGATGGCATGGTTCACCATAACACGGGTAAAACTGCATCGGCTGGTATCGTTGCTTTATGGCATCTATTGTTCTTTGATGAATCCATTACGATGTTCACTGCTCCTCAAATCGGGCAGTTAAAAAAACAAGTCTGGAAAGAAATCAGTATAAACCTGTCACGTCTTAAGGCTGGCCCACTTGGTTGGCTTGCAGATTATGTCGGTTATCAGTCTGAATTGGTCTATATCAAAGGCTATAAAGAAAAGTGGTATGTCTTTGCCAAAACAGCACCTAAGCATCAGCCAACTAACTTGGCAGGGAACCATGCTGATAATTACTTGCTTTGGGGTGATGAGGCAAGTGGTATTCCTGATGAGGTTATGGATGTTGTCCTTGGCGCATTGACGCATGAGGATAACAGAGCTGTTTTAACTTCACAGCCGACACGTAACGCAGGTTTATTCTATGAAACGCATCATAAATTAAGCCATAGAGCTGGTGGAATATGGATTGCTTTAACGTTCAATGGTGAAGAATCACCACTTGTAAGTAAGCAATCATTAGGAGAACAACGACAAAAATACGGGAGCCGTGACGATCCACAATACCAAATCCGTGTTTTAGGACAATTCCCAGACCGTGCCGATGAATTCCTGATCACAAAACGACAAGCCGAAGAAATGTATGTCGGTGCATCGATTTTTGAGGAACACATTTTTGGATACGTGATTACGGTCGACGTGGGCGGTGGTGTTGGTCGAGATGATTCTGTTATTGCAGTGTCTAAAGTTTGGGGTGAGGCTCAATGGGGAGATAGAGCACGCCGTGTTGAGGTTGTAGATGTTCCACTCTGTAAGAACAAGGATGACATCACAGAGCTATTTGCCAAAATCAATGAATGTATTTTGAAATATCCGAACGCAACCTTGGTTGTTGATGATAATGGCGCTGGTAAAGGTTTAGGGCAACTGCTTAAGAAGCATGGTATTTGGTACATGCCTGTTTATTGGGGCGGTGCTTGCTTCAATAATGACAATCGAAAAGAGTATGTGAACAAACGTGCATTGGCTTATGTTTGTCTGAAACGCGCGATTGAAACTGGTCGTTTCAAAGTCAAAACTAAGAAATTCTTAGTGAAGGTTCAAGAGCAGATTATCAAGATACCTTACACTTTTGATGAGCACAGTCGTTACAAGATTCTAAGTAAAGATGAAATGAAACGGAAAGGGATTAAATCGCCCGATCTTGGTGATGTTTTTGCATTCTTATTCTTAGAAAATGTGTTCTATACAGAAGCCTTTGAGAATGTCGTCATTGCAGATGATAGTCCTGAAGCACAGGAACGTGCAGAGCGTAAATCTAGGTTTGACAAGTTGAAAGAGGCAGCGAAGAACATTGATTGATTGGAACTGAATACCTAAGAAGCAATTCTAAAATACCAAAATAGCTATAGTGATAAATAGGTGATCTATGGCTATTCAGTTTTATTTAACTAATGCAGGGAAAAACGCAGTTCTCAATGCTGCTAGTATAGGTTTAAATGTTTCATTGAGGCATATCGCTATTGGTTCAGGTAAATATGATCCTTCAAATCCTATGTCATTAACCAATACGGCACTTGTATCTGAAATTGAGCGCTATCCTTTAAATGGAGGAAGTGTAGAGCCTAATTCTCAAACTTTAAGATTTATTGCAAATATTGAACCATCTCAAACAGCAGATGGTTATGAAATAGGGCTAATTACTGATCAGGGTGTTTTATTTGCTATTGCAGCTACAACTTTCAATACTCCATTAATTCGATTAGTTGCGAATATTGTTTCAATAATTTCGCTTGGAATGTTACTAACGAATATTGATATTTCAAATTTAAAGATAAGTATTGATCCATCTACGCCGATCATGGTCGCCTTAATGAATCAGCACTTAGAACATAATAATCCACATCCTCAATATGCTCTTATTTCAGCATTAAAGAATGCATTAGACCGTATAGAAGTATTAGAAAATAGAATTGTAGAAGATATTAAAATTGGGGATATTTACGTAACAACGAACAATTTTGCTAATAGTGATGAAGTTGCAGCGCACAAAAAGTATGGAAAATGGGGACGAATTGCTGAAGGTAAGACCTTAGTCGGTTTGTCAACTAACCTAAGTGATCCTAGTTGGACAAGAATTGTTGGTACAGAATATGGTGAATATACACACAAGCTAACAATTGATGAAATGCCAAAGCATGAGCATGAGTTCCCATCACAACAACAAGATAACTACGATAACTCAGCGGTAACTAATACGAGCGATAATGGGAATAGATTTAAAACGAGTTCCGCTGGTGGAGATCAACCTCACAATAACGTTCAACCTTCTAAGGTTGTAGGTATGTGGCTACGAATAGCCTGAACTCATTTAATTACGTGTATTACAGGTAATCTACAATGATTAATGAATATCGAAATGCGATCAGAGACCTAATCAATAAGAACATTCAGCAGGGAAAGCTGAATAGTCTTATTGTCTGGGATGTCAAATCAGATGAAGCACAAGATCCAACATTATTGAGCTTCAGGATTTATGGTTCACGTAATCACACAGATGTGATTCAGGTCGCTTGTGGTGTGTCTGGAATTTGGGAAAAGTTACCTGAAAAACGAATTGCAGTACCTTTAATCTCTGACGTAATGCGCTTACGCCGTGAATACCAGATGTAGGTGTCAGCATGTCGAATAATGAAGTATTTCAAGATGCATACAATCAAATGCAAGAAGCACTTAAAAACGGCAAATTGCGTCGATATGCTAATAATCAGTTTAGTCGCAATGAATCGCAACGAAATAAGGAGTTTAATCGCGATTTTAAACGACCAGCTCCAAAGTTTCTAACCACTAATGATATTGATGATGTTAAGAACTATGATGCAGGACAAATCCTAAGACTGACCCTTGGTAATCAAGGTGGCATCATTGAGTTGGATACTCAGGATTTACGTGCATTTAAGCAGAATATTGAATTTATTGAATCCCTATATAAAAAGAAGGGTAAAAAAGGTGTTGTTAGTAAAGGAATCACAGCCAAGCAAATTATTGATGCTAGTCATCCTGATGATGTAGATCGTGCAAATAAACAGATTTATATAGCTGCGCCATTAAGTCAAAAAAATGGTGTAGTTCATTTTTTAACAAATGCTGGTCCACAAAGCAAAGTTCAAAATCATCATGTGCATGTTGAATTTCTTGCGTTTCAAAATTTAAAAAACACAATAGGATATACAGCACAAAATGCCAAAAACTTACTTAATTTTGGTCGATTAAAATTTGAATGTGATTGTGAGCGACATGATTTTTTTGGATATCGCTATATTGCAACGATTGGTGGTTATGGCTATGGTCGACCAGAACATGGCTATCCCAAAATCCGTAACGAGCTTTTAGTTGGCGTTGCATGTAAGCATGTATTGCGTGTAATGGACTATATTCGCTCACCAATGGGTATTGCTTATATATCAAAACAAATAGAAAAGGCGCGAATTAAGAAAACAACAAAACAAGATGAAGAACGTCAATATTCAACCGATGTACAGATTCAAGATCAGCTTGATCAACAAGGTAGCCCTCGAACAATCAAAGCAGATCATGCTGCTGCTGAGCGGCGAATGATGCGTAAATCACAAGAGATGGCAAAAAAACATTGGGCTAAGGATTTAAAAGAACTCAAAAAACTCACTGATAAATTATCTGATGTTACTGATATGCAATCCAAGCAGTTACAAGCAAGGCAGCAAGCTTTAGGAAAAGGGTTATCTGAACAAGAACTTGTAGCAGTAGAGGCATACATTACAAACATGATGGCTCAACGAGGTAAAAACTAATGCTAAATAGTGCAGTCAATCGAGTAGCAAATGGCCGTCATTTAGCTGCAAGACGTGTTGTCATGAATACGCTAGGGAGTATTCCAAGCCAAGTATGGCGTAAGCGAATTGTGTATAGCAATCCAGCAGATGCTGGTCTACCTGTAGATCCGCTTTCATTCGAAGCGAATGCCTTATCAATCCAAGATGAACCCAATTATGAATATGATCATTTAGGTTTTGCCTATGTTCTTGCAGACAAGTTTAACGGGGGGATGATTCATAAAAATAACAGTATGAATAACCCAAGTGATTTGACCTTAATTGTTCAAATTGCTGCTTACAATGCTGATTTAGATACTTTGACAGAGCAGATTAATGAGATACCAGATACGCAATTTCAAGAGGGTGATTTGCTGGCTTTGATGATCTATGAAGGATTCATTGTATGGTTTGAAATCGTTGGAATTACTGGGCAAACCTTGATGTCAGACTTTGGTAAAAAGTATGTTTTAAACCGCCGTGATGAGTTAGGTATTGATCCGATTCAGAGCGAAGTAGAGTTAAGGGTGGCCATCAAAGTGTTAAGAGATCTAATAGAGTTCAGACGAGGCGAAGTTTTTAACACAGGAATTAGCTTTACTGACAAAGAAAATAATCAAAGTCTTGAACTTACTGATGATATGCAGATCACAGCTCAAGTGAAATCAAATGCTGGTCAACTGATTGCTACGTTGGATGTTCAAAAAGATAGTGATCAAATCGGGCGTGTTTGGGTGGAATCAATAGCAGATAGTAGCCAATGGCCGTTAGATTATGCCCAGTTAGAAGTCACAATTAAGCAAAATGATGTCGTCATAGGCGAACATATATTGCCTTTCAAAGTGGTGTAACCATGAAAACAGCAGCTCATATTAATTTATCTGGTGATCGTCCGAATCGTTGGGGGGCAGTGAAAGGCAATTTATCTGATCAGACAGATTTAAAGGAAGCCTTACAAGGCAAAACAGGTCAAGAAGAAACAACTGCATTAGCTGAAAACTTAAATCAAGTACAAGCTTTGGCTCAAACGAACGAGCTAAAAATTGGTACAAAAGCAGATCAAATTGATTTAGAAACGACACAAGTTCAAATTGAAAATAATCGTTTAGCTATACTCACGAAAGCTGATATTCAAGCTTTAGCGTTACTGACTCAATTAGTTGATACAAAAGCAGATCAAGCATATGTTAATCAGCAGATTGCTGATCTAGTTGGGTCAGCTCCAGAAGCTTTAAACACAGTTTACGAGCTTGCAGCTGCTATACAAAATAATCAAAGCATAATTGATACACTCAATCTATCAGTAGCGAATCGCATTCGATTTGATATTGCGACGCAAGCGCTAACTGAACTTCAAAAGCAAAATGCGCGTACAAATATTGGTGCAGAAAAGCTTGGGACAGCTCAGGAACTGGTTAGTCAAATCACAGCACAAAGCTTAGGCGCAGCTACAGCTGCCCAAGGTTCAAAAGCTGATAGTGCTTTACAGAGTGCAGATGTCGCAACAGTCGCATTAACAGGGCTATTTTCCAGCTTAGCAAGTCAAAACAAAATCTTTGATGTGATATTCAATACTTACGCCTTAGGTTCGAATGCTGAAATATCTGCTTCGGATACGCTTGGGCAAATGCTTGGAAAAATCCAAGCACAAATTAAGAATATAGGGAATGGAAGCAGTGGTTTTAATTGGGTCAATGCGGATCAAATATCTGGACTCACTTTGACGGCACCGGTTCAGCACAGATCATTAAAATTTGCAAAAAAAGATGGGATGCTTTGGATTTGTGGCTGCTTATATGTTTCAGGTACAACGCAGCCATCAACTAAGTTTTTCAATATTTCAAATGCTGGCTATATGGTTGAACAACACTTGACTAATATTTTTGGAGCTGAGTCACAAGTTGCAGTATGCAACGCTAATATTTATTGGAGTAATCCAGGTAATGCTCCTACTAACACAAATTCATTGGCAATGTTCTATGTGTTAAATACTGACTTATATTTAAAGCTGCCCGTTACATTTAATTCATTTGGTGGATGGATTGCATTTAATCCAACCCCAATTGGGCGTTTAGTTAATCCTTAATAGTGTTTCGGAACTGATAAGAATAAAATTAGATTTTTCTTTGAAAATATCCATATCAAATCGTTTGAAGTAATAAAGACAATGACCTATTTAGTTTTCAATGAAACAGGGAAAAGTACAGGTGATAAGGAAATGGTTGGACAATGTACGTCAGCCATTTTTAATTACCAGGTGCTTGGTGCTGGTGCAGTGGTTGATTTTTTCGGTAGTAATCATCCTAGTCCAAGTATTGATAATGAGGAACACTGGTCCCCAATAGTAACAATTACCGCAGGTGTTCCAGATACGGAACCTTTTCGGCAACATGCGTGGGATAAATTGCGATTTGTCGTCATGGCTGGTACCGATGTAGAAATTTATGTTTCTAGTGGTGTGTCTGGATAATCAACAAATTACTACTTATATGAGTCCATCAATCATGATGGACTTTTTTTATTTTTATCATTTCTTAATTTGCTATTGGAACTCCATAAATTCGACATTTTTCAACATGCGAAATTAGGTTATCAATTTTCAAAAACCTATTTCAAAGGTGAAAAAAATGTCAGTTTTATCTGATCCTCAAAGTGCACTTTATCAAGCGCAATTAGCAGCTACTACACAATGCCAAAACTATTTTTATAAAAATGGTGAAGCTGGTTTTGACAGTGTGAATCATATGGCTGAGACTCGACCAACTGCATTAAATGAAATTTTAAATATTGTTGGCTTTGATAGTGCAGCAGATGTTGATAATGCGATTAAAGTTGGACTCTCACAATATCAATATTGTCATGGTGGTGATTTACCACATGCATCCGTGTTGGCCACTGCTTTAGATGCTGGTTTATGCATGGCAAAAAAAGTAAGCGGTTTTACTGGTACACATAAACAAAATCTTGAACAATTAGAATCAGGATTCGATGATGTAAGTAATACACATCATGAGTCTGTCAGTATTGTGCCAGCTATGACCGTTGCAACGATTGCAACGTTAATTGCCTTTGCTTCTCCCATTATTGCCTATATTCCGAATAGCAATGGTTCGAATGAAGTGCCGATTGTTGCAGCGCGATTTACTACTGATCGTGCTTTTGGTGCGATGGCAAAAGGTGAGTATTTGGATGGTGTAAATGCATCTAAACCATACTCTGAAGGTCGTTTCCGTTTTGTGTTGGATAATGGTGGTGCAGGTACAACCTATTCAACAACTGCACGTACAAAATATGCGAATTATGCAGATAAAACACCAGACGTAAATGCACCATTATTACCTTTTATCGGTGGCAGTATCTCGATTCGCATCAACGGGAAAGAAGTTGCGCACACACGTAACCGCAGTAAGTCGAAATTGGCTGGTCAAATTTCTGCAATTACTGAGAAATCAGCAAAAATCGCAGGTGCTGAATATAGCGTGACTGCAAGTACAATTAACTTGGATGACAGCACAATCTCAGTAACCTTCAACCAAGCATTGCCGAATGGTGTAAAAGCGGAAGTGTTCTTGGTCGCTGATTATGAAGCGAAAGACGTAAATAATAAGTTTAAGCTTGATCCTGTTGGTATCAGTATTTCGCCTGAATATGAAACGATGGTGAGTTCACCAATTGTCACTCAAATCCATGCATCAAAATTATTAGTGAATCAGATCACTAATGAGTTGAATATCGGCTTTGTTGGAACCGCATTGTCATTAATGCAAGGCAAAATTTATCTTGAGCAAACAGTGCGACTACTTGGCGAAGGCAAAGAACGTGCACAATACAATGATCGTGAATTTACGTTCGATGCAAGCCGTGGTGTTGCTGGTAATTTAGCTGCTGCATATAACACTTCGGGGGACTTGTTTGGCGAGCTAATGAAGTATATTGAAGCTGCAAAAATTGGGATTGTACAAGATTCAGGTGGTGCAACCGTAGGCTTTGATTTGTACGTCGGTGATAGTGCAAAAGTGTTCTTTGCTCAATTATCGGCTGACAAAATGCCAGTCAAAACAGGTGCCACGGCTGGTCATGGTCAAATCGTGCGAATTGGTACTTTAGCTGATGGTACCAACGTTTATCATTTGCCAACCTCTGCTGGTGTTCTGGTTGAATCTGATCAAACTTTTGAGATGGAGTTAGTTGGTCGTGGCAGTGAACCTGTACGCAATCCGCTTGTCGGCTTCATTGAAATGCCATTAACCGTGAGTGAGGCAACGCCTGATCCGCGTGAAAGCTTACTTGCTTTGATCGGTTCTCAAGCTGCTGAATTAAATCCACTCGACCGTTATGCAGATCAGTTTGCATTACTCAAAGCAATCAATATGCCACGATTAAAAAGTTAATCGTATATGACAAAGGCGCTTAAGTGCGCCTTTGTCATTTCTATCTAATTTATAACAAAATGGTGAAATACGATGGCTGATGTAAATGAAGTAAAACCAAAACAACGTAGTCAAAAACCAAAAGCAGTTGAACCAGTTCAACAGGTTGCTAATCAAAATACATCTAATGGAGAAAATACTCCAAAAGACACTGATATTGATGTGAAAGACAATGCAGCTAAAACGGAAGACGCAAATTCTAATAGTGAAGCTGCAAAAGCAGAAACATCATCTTCACAGGCTGAAATTCAGCAAGTAGAGCAAAAAAAAGAAGCTGGTGAAAGTTCAGACGCAAATGCTTCCGAATTAAATCAAGATCCTAATAAAGATGCTACGCCGTCTACTGAATCTGATCCAAAGCCTAACAACGAAAATATTGTTGTAGAAAAAGCAGCCACTCCAGAATTAACTGAACCTAAAGGATTGGTTATCGAAGTTAAAAACAGTGGTGTCAAATCGGTTTATGAACCGCTTACAAAGACATCAATTAATGCAGGTCAGACGGTTCAAATTGCCTGTGCAAATTTAATGGTAAAGCAGGGTGTGCTTAATAACATTAAGCAATTTAAAGACCTTGGCAAAAACTTAGAGGTTTTAAGCAATGACTGAGTTCAATGGAACAAATCCGCTTCTTGATGCGTTAGGTGATCAGCCTACAATTCGAGATGTCACAATCAACAACAATACCAGCTTCAAAATCGTTGAGCCGTTGACTGGTTTACAGATTCAAACTGAGACTATTGTTCGGGTGCATGGTGAAGTTGCATTTCAGCAAATTCAAAACAATATTGTCCAGCTCAATGAACTTAAACAAGAAGAAGCAGTCACGAGCACAGACGTTATTGTGAATGAGGAAACTGCTCAATAGACATTGACCAACTGCGCGATTTCAAATGGTGTGCTGAGCTATACGGGAGGCTTAGCACTTGAAGAAGGGAATACGTCTGCTGAACTGTTACCTTCTCTATTTGCAACAAAGCCTTTTAATGCTGGTGAGGAATTACAATTTACTGTAAATCCAAATACGACAAAGAAATTACTGATTGCATTTGATTTAGGTCCGAAAATCGGTGAGTTTAGTGATGGATCTGCTGTTGTAAAAGAGCGCCCTGATATTCAGAGAATTCAGTTGTTTAGTGGCCGATCTGCACCACAAGGCAATATTGATACAACAGCTTTAACAAGTAGTTATATTGTTGGAATGAAATTGCTCACTGATAAGCAGGCATTGCTCACAATCAAAGATGCTAGTACAGAACAAGAATTGGCTAGTTTAATTGTTGAAGCACCAAATTTCTGGGCTGGACATTTTACCCGAATTTGGATTTATGCAGAACTTGAAAACATTGAATCTGTATTTAGTTTACCTTTTGCGGTTCCGAATTCGAATTCTGGAAAATAACATTCTGCGAAATTGAAAACTCTGCTTATGCAGAGTTTTTTATTGGAACATTCAAAAATCTGAATTTTGGCAAAGCGCAAAATAACTAAAACGTTTAGCCAAAGGCAAACAAAGTGAACACAACAAAGATATTAGGTGAGGCTGTTGGCATACAAAGCCAAGGCACAGTAGATAAGACCGAAACACAAACTAAAGAAGGGCTAACCTCAGCCTTAATTGTTGGTCGATTTAAGCGTGGTCGAGTAGATAAGCCAATGACCATCCATCAAGGTAATATTCGCGGTCAATTGGGCTATGAGCCAACAAATATTGATTATCAAGCTGTACAGGATTGCTTAGATACTGGTGTGCCAAGTATCCAAGTTTTACGTGTCGGGCCAACTTTAGATATGCCAGGTTAATGGAGCCATTATGACAAATTTAAAATTAACCAGTAATGGAGCTTTGATACTGGGTGGCAATGGCGCTGCGGTATTAAGCTTGTTTTTTGATACCTATAGTTATCTAAAAGATACAGATATTGAAGTCGCATTTTTTAGTAAAGTCACTACGCCGACTTCACTATTAGACATCACCATGCGTTTGCGAATCATCGATTCAACCACTGGTGATGAAGTGATTAAAATTCAGGGTGTCGTTGATGGGGATCCTGAAAATCCAGCAACGATTATTGCGGTTGCAGACGCTACTGAACAATTTGAACAATTTGAATTGCATATCAATGATGCTTTAAGTGCAATTTTATTGAGTAGTGCATTCAATCCAGTGAATAGTTTAGGACGTAAGACTGAGATTCTATCGTTACCAGATGAAGAACCAGACACTTTTAACGCTGATCAAACTTATACACTGATTACCAATTTAGTGGATAAGCCAGCTTATTTAGCATTGCCAACTGTCATTGAAATAGATGTATACGTGGCCTTATTACGTGTGGCTGAAAAATTAAATATTCCACTCGATGTTGAGGTTGACTCAACTATGACAGCGGAACAAGTCGCTCTATTTGCTGAAAGTTTAGATGCCCAAACACATCAAGTTCAATTGATTTGGTCGCCGAATATATGCCGTCCACGAGATGCCATTTCATTACGGGGACGTAAAATTCCAGCTCGGTACATTGGTCAATACATTGGTGACAAGCTGCTGCGTAATGCTCGAACGAATGCTCAAGGTTTTGCACCTATTCATTATGCCGTCGCTTGGAAAGACTATCCTTTTAAGAAAAAGGCTTTAGAGCTTCGTCCAGATGTTGTCCTCGATGAACCAACTTTGGAAATGCTTGCTCAAGCAAAAGTGAATGTCGTTCGTCCAATTAAGTTTGAGCGTGTCTTGTATGTCTTAAGTGATGTGCTTACTCAGCGTCAAAGTAAAAATAGTGCATTGCGCTTGGTGAATGCTGCTGAAATTGCTATGCGCACCAAAAATGATGTTGTCGACATTCTAAAGAATCATATGTTGAAACCAACTGAAGATTATTTAGATAAAGCGAGTAAGGAAATAGACAAATATTTGTCTGACGCTGCGACTTCGGGCTGGTTAAAACCTGCTGAAGATTTGGATGGAAAACCTTTCGCATTCAGCTTAATTCCTGACAAAGATTATCCATTTGAACGAGTTCGTTTGTATTTGGCACGCCGTCCAGAAGGCGCGACCCGTGCTGTGATCTTTGATGAAGATGTATTAGTTAAATAAATAGGTGATAACAATGTTTGGCGCAAAAAATCCGTTTAATTTAAAACCACAAGAAAATGTATTACGCGACTTTGATTCTGCTGCAGCTGGAATTACAAGTAGCGTGAATACATTGACTAGTTCAATTCGTGAAGAACTTTCATTTATTGAGCACGTTCGAGAAATGGCTTTGAATATCGTATCTGATCTAGTTGATGCGGTTATTGACAATACTTTAGATGACAATGAATTGCCGACTGACCGTCTTGATTTTCTTATTCTGGATGCCTTAGATGGTGCAGATGATGAAAATGGTACGTTGGAAAATGCATTAGTTGCTTCCATTGATGATGCACTTTCAAGTTTTGGTGTAGATGACTCAGTGATTGCTGAAATCTTTAGCGATAATATTGAAGCTGCTGATGCTGCAATTGAAGCTGCTGCAAGCACAGTAATTGCCAATATGCCTGATGAGGGTGATCCATTAGATGAATTAGTACGTGAGTTTATCTATGGTGAACCAGACGAAGAAGATGGTTTTGACTCGGCTAGTGGTAAGAAAAAGCTTTCTCGTGGTCAGATGACGACGAAAAGTGTAGGTGGCCGTAAAGTGCGTTATAAAGCGATTGCAGCAATCCGTAATGGTGTTAAAAAGATCGTGAATAAGCGATTACCAGGTCAACGTATCCGTCTTTCAAGTGACCAAAAAGCTGGACTAAAGAAAGCGAGTTTAAAAGCGCGTTCAGCGAATTCATTGCGAAAACGTATGAAGTCGTTGCTTAAAGGTAAAAAGATTGGTCTATATAAATAATCAATAGAATATAGATTAAAAAAAGGCTGCGAATATGCAGCCTTTTTTTATTTGGAACAATGAGGAATTAGTCTTGGTTCAAGTGATCAGAATACTTATATCCAATAAGATTTGAGAATAACGATGCGTCAAGTCAATCCAATGCTTTTAAATCAAATGAAGGCAGATTCGATAGCAATTCAGCAATTAGGTTCGCCGATTTTGTCATGCCAAGGCATGTTGGTCCCACAAGGTTTAGAAGATTACCGTTTTTTAATTAAAAGCTGTCCACGTCCAATTATTAGTAATGAAGATCCAGCGGAAGTCCAATATCCGGGTGGCTATACGGGGATTGTGGCTGGACCTCCTAAAACACATTACACAGGTAATTTACAATTACTGGTTACTGAAGCAGGGCACGATCAACTTTTTGCTGAATACATTGTGGCAAATAAAGGCATGATCAATTGTGATTATTATGATGGTCATGTCGCAAATTTTACCCGTGCATACTATCTGGAAAACTGTGCAATTCGATTTGAAATGGCCGAATTCGATACGGATAGTCGATCTCAAGTAATGACCGTTTCATGTCCGATTGATTTCAATTTCTTTGGTGGCTTCGCAAAAATTGGGAGTAATGGCACAGTATTACCTGGTCAGCGTGGAGTCGCTGGTATCGAAGGTCTAATTAACCGTGTTCAGAATGTCGTAAACGCTGCACAGTCAGCAACAAACTTAGCTCGTTCAGCGACTGGTGTAGCACGACAAATTGGTTCTTTATTTGGGTAACTGCTATGCAATTGTTACCTGATGATGGCTCTCTATGTCCAAAGGTGATTGCTGGTTCTATCGAAGTACTAGCAACGACCTTTTATCAAAAATTACAGATGAAAGGTTATTCACTTCTTATTGAAGATGTCACGAATGCTTTGGTAGAAGAAACAATGCGTTATGCAGGTTGGGCAAAGCTGACCTGTCAACGTGGTTCAACCAGTATTATCACGGTTGACAAGAACATTGTTCTTGAAGGTTTTGAGTGGGTCATTATTGAACCATGTCTAAGTGCAAACTGTGACTTGATTCAAGCGCAACTTGTCGAAGCTTCAAGAAGTATGGGCGGTGACGGCTTTGGCATGTCAGTGAGTGAAGCTGAACAAGCATATAATCAAGCAAAAGAGTTAATGCCTAAAAATGCTTTTGTGGAACCTCCATTTAGTTTTAAAACTTTAGGGGGCAATTGATGCGAATTGCGATATTGGCAACCAATAAAATCATTTCTGCGTCTGAATTGATGATTGCAACACTAAGAACTGATCTTGTTCCTGTGCCTGTCAGTATCGAGTTTGCAGTCAAGTATACAAAGGAACTCAATGATCAATTGGTGGATGGGGCTGAAATCATAGTGAATGATATTCCATATCCATTTGAGATCGTTTACTCACATCCTGTTAAGTCTCAGACGATTAAAGATAATTCTCGAATTGGCGCGATTTCATGTATCGCCGTGTTCAAAGGCTGCAAAAAGATATTAGAGCAGACAAAAAAGGCTGTGATTTTGGAGCAGACTTCTTTTAATGCTGCATATCGTGCATGTGGTGCCTCTAATATTCGCTTGGGTGATGATATACCTTTACCTGAATTTATTTGTCTCAACGGTACCTTGATTTCAGAGCGTATAGCACTTTATTTACAACAAGAAGCTGCGGTGATTTGTTTCAAAGAAACAAAGATTTGTATTTTAAAACTCGATGCGCTTTTTAAACAAGTAGCCGTTCTGAAATTAGATCCTAGTGAAATCCAATGGTTTAACAGCGATCAAATTGAGAAGTTTCAAAAGTCCTCTTATGTCTCAGTTGATCAAGATGGTTCAACTGTTATTGGGGACGATACGACGACAAAAGGACAATCAGTTGTTCAAAAAGCTGGTCTTGATGCACGACAGTTAAAGAATCTTGAAAAGGTACTAATTCCGCGTGGCGTGGTTCATCGTTCGTTAAGTCTTGAAGTAAACGCTGGCGATATAGTCGAAGTAGAACATAAGAAATATGTGATTTTGACAGCAGCTCATGAAGTAGAAACAGGTGCTATTGGTGGCAATGTCGGTTCAACAACAAAGCTTTGGTTAGCAAGTTTATAGGTGACGATGATGAACGGTTTTAAAAAAGCAAGAATCCTCAGTTACGATGCGCAAAACCGAACTGCAAAGATTCATATACCCGGTCTTACCGATGGCGCAAGTACGGGCTTAACAGCAACTTTTGCTTATCCCGTTGGTGATAGTGATAAAGATACTGAGCGCGAAATTTTAGAGGGAGAGGATGTTTATATCTTCTTTGAAAATAATGAGCAATCGCGTCCTGTCATCGCATTCTATAGCAGTCATAGCAAAGGTGCGGTGGTCGATACACGCCGTATACGACAAGAGAATATCGAGCTTTTAGCGCGTAGCAAGGCAACCATTGAAGCGCCTTCAATTCATTTGAGAGGTGAAACGAAGATTACAGGCAACGAACAAGTCACTGGAAACGTCATCGTTGGTTCTGGTGCAACAGGCGTATTTTCAAATGTATTTGGGAAAACGCTAACCATAGCAGATGGCATTGTGATTCAAATTTCATAAAATTTTAAAGGTGATGTATGAGTGAATTAAATGTTCAATATCTTCAATCATTAGAAGATCATATCAATGCTGTGCAGACTTGCGAAGATCTTCAAAAGGCGGTAGATACCGTGATGAATGCTTTAGGTGATCAATTGCAAGCCTTGACCGATGAATTAGAAATAGTTGGGGCGATTCAGGAATTATTAGAAATCCCGAACAACCTTGCAAAAGTTATTACGTGGATCCAAAAATATATTGAATTGGTTTTGTCACCAATGTACCAGCCATATTTAAAATGTGCAGCGCAAATTGCTCAATTAATAGCTAAAATTCAGCAACTGCAAGCCACTATCATGGATAAGATGAATTCAATTACTAATTGTTCTGTGAATATTCCAGCGATTAATTTCCCTGAAATTATTCCCCCTGTAGTGCCGACCGTACCTTAATTTTGTTATTGGAACGACCAAACATTCAAGCCAATTAACTTAGCCAAAATTACGTTAATTCTTAAATTTTGGCTTAATTATGGCTGCTTCAGACATCCTTTCTTTGTTGTTGGGAACAAATGCGAATAGCATCCCTCAGCAAGTGGTTGATGCTAACCAAGAAGTCATGGCGCAAATGTATGATTCCGTTGCGCCTTTTTCGCTTGGGACACATACAACACAGGAAAACAAGAAAAGAACACGTAAAGAAATTCTGACCAAGTGGGAGCAAATGCTAAAGTTCGCTCCCGTAGCAGAGGGCATTGGTATTCATGTCATGGCTGCACTTGGAGGTGATACACATACGGGCCAACAAATATTTATTACGCCTACAGAGCGATTGCGTGGGGAAATAGGCAAAACTGAAAAAGCGCAATTAGAAAAACTACAAAAGCGTATCAAACCAATAGAAACTATCATAAATAAATACATCACGAAGCTATGTTCTGAAGGTATTTCCTTTGGGGATGCATATGCCCGTGTATATGGTAAAAAGGGAGTAGGCGTTACTGACTTACTTAGTAATGAATATACTTATGCGCCACAAATACAGGCATTTGAGCAAGGTAGTAAGACAGTCGCTTACTTTGCACTGAATCCAAAAAACTGGTCCAAAGTCATGACTAAGTTGAATCACACACAGATGGTTCGGATGAAGTTGCCACGGATTCAAAATGTACCGCAATTTGATCCAGTTGAAGCTAGTTTAATTTCTCAAATGCTTGAAGGTGATAATCCAGAAGAATTGCCGATCTTACCTGCACAGGTCGGTGGCTCATTTCTCTATTCAATTGAGAAAACCTATGATGATGTCATCCTTGCCTTAACCACGATGAACAGTCAGCAAGTTGCTGATGCAGTCAATCAAATGTTTTTGACGCTGAACATGGCTGGTATGCCTCCAGCACAACGTGATGCTTATATCCGTGGTCTTGAGGGAATGCTAAAAGATCATGAGAAGTTCGTGAAAAATGCAATGGAAGGCGGTGAGGGCATTTGGAATACCAAATATCACGTTTTACCGACATGGGATGAAAAGCAGATTCTTAATCCTGTGGGGGATATTAAAGGCCAACGTAATTCTCCAGTAAATATCGAAACCTTTATGATCAATGTCCGTCTACTTATGGGCGGTATTGGCCTTGATCCTTCAATGGTGGGCTGGGCTGATATGCTTTCTGGTGGAATTGGAGATGGGGCATCCTTTCATACCTCAAGTCAAATCATGCGCCGTTCCATGTATATTCGCCAATCGGCTGTTCAATTCGCCAATGATATTATGCATATCGATTGGGGTTATTGTTATAACGAGCAATTTGAAGCAGGTGAATTAGATTATCCGTGGCAAATTGAGTTTTCTAGTACCCAGTCAGCAGCTGTGACAGAAGAAAATATCAATAAACAAACGCAGATGAATACATCCTTGCTTAAAATTCAAGTCATTAACTCACTCAAAGAATCCGATTTAAGTGAGGAAACGATGCAATATATTTTAGAAAAAGATGCTGGTTTTAACTATGACGATTCATGTCGAATAGCAGCTGATATTGCGAAATCTCGTCTCAATGGACAGGGTGAACAATAATGACTTTACACTTAAATATTTCTAAAGGTCGAAATACAAGTGGTGTATGGACTGGAATGCCAATCGATGAGGCTTTAAGGCAATACCAGAAAATTTACAGTTGGGGGACGTTATCTTCATTACATTATGGTGTATGGCTTGAACCATTCGATGAGGACGGGAAAATAGCAAAAGAGTCAATTGAACTGATTGACTCATATGATTTAACGCATCAAGAGGCTGGAAATTTCAATGCATTTGAAAAAGGAGAAAAAGGATTTTTAGCTGGTACTAAAATCGAAAGTATTCCATTGATGGATAACACAAAATTGCCTTGGCTTTGTCAGAGTTTGGATTTATCTGTTTTAGATGCTCAAACAGATAGCGTACAAATTGGTGCATTTCAACTCAATCACATCACTGGAAATAGTTCGGGTGAAATATCAATTCCATTCATTGAAACACGTAATGCATCAATTCTGAATAGCGCTTTGGCAATAAAAGCGATCATGTTTCCTGATGGTGAGGATGGGGGGACGCAAGCTTTACCAAATGATTATTTGATGCGTATGACAATTTACATTTACGATAAACATAGTATTTCTACACGAGTGTTTGAGGTCCAGCATTTAGTCGCCTTACAAACAGGAAGTATTCCACTTGATGCCACGAATCGAAATGGAGTCGGTATCGTCACGCTGAATTTTATAAAGATGTTCCCAATGTTGAAATGATTGGAACAGCTCAAGAAGAATCATTTATTTAAGTGCAAAAATTGTCTCAATCAGAAAAATATTGAGGCATTTTTTCAATGCGAAATATCGACATATTTACTTTATTACATGAACCACACACTAGCCGTTTAGTACAGGGTTTTGATTCTGTGAATAGTGGTGCTTGTTCAATTGGAGTAGTCAAAGGGCAATGCCGTCAACTTAATGCGATTTTGACAGAATCGGCAACGGAAGAAGATCAGTGGCGTATTGTAAATTTGAAGGGTTCAATCAATAGCATTGCAGCCTTTGATTCAGTTGCCGTTTTGGGTGCTGTTGATAATGATCATGCCAGTGCATTAGCACAAATGCAGTTTGGGCGTATGTTTGATGCCATTGAAGATGATGTAATTGAAACTAATACCAACGGTCTATTGCGACATTTAGCAACACCGCAATTTCATAAGCATAAGCAACTTATTCATCGAGATCATTTAGTCGCATTGCAAGATATTCCATGTGCTGTATTACCAGGATGGGACGGTATCGAACTAACAACACATGAAGGAAAAACAGCAAATCTACTATTAGACATGCAACTTCATGATGACAATACCGAACTATTATCGAGTTTTGATGGGTTAGCCAATTTGCTTGAATCAATTGGAGTAGAACATCCTGATTTTGATTCAATCATTGTTGAGTATCAATATCTCGATAAGTTAATTGATATGCTGCATACAGCTATGCAGACAGCGTCTAAAGGCGGTGTAAAGGTTCTAAATGTAGATCGTAGTGAAAAGCCATTTCGACACAAAAAAGTGCTGAATGTCGCCGTTTCTTATGATTTTGAAGATGGGCAATCCATTACGATTCTATTCCATAATCCTGATCGTGACGCAAAACGGATTTCGCCACAAGACACTTTATTGTCGTGGAAGATTCTTATGAATAAGCGTGATGTAACAGGCGTGATTCAGCCCAACCAAGGTGAAGGTATTGCATTACCTGTACTTGCTGGACGTGTTGTTAAATTGATTAATCAGAACAGTGCACGGTTTAAACGTACTCAAGCTAAGAAAGCTGAAAGTGCGCAAACTTTAGCTGATACTGAACAACGTATTGCAGACAAGCAAAATCAAAAGACCGCTTTATCTTCAGAAATTCAGGGGCTGCTTGATCAAATTGATGGTTTAAATAAGCAAAATAATGGTCAAGCACCAAATGCTGATACTGATGCAGTGGTAAATACTGAACAATCTGCAAATACAAAAGCTGTGACAAAAGCAGAAGCTCGTCAAATTTATGATGCTTTAGATATTCGACATCGTTGGTTGACGGGTGGTACCACGGAAGAATTCTATAACCAGAATTATCCAACTGGAATTAGCGAAGCGCTTACAGATGCAAAAAATCTACTTGAACGTCCATTTGGAAAAGTTGCATTGGCAAATGGATTAAAAGATTCAATTGAACGAATGATTGCAACTGTAGAAAAGACAATTGAGCGCTGGAATAAAGGCTTAAGTGAGGATTCATCAAAAGCCAAAACCTATCCGCCCATTGAGAATTTAGGCAATGGTTATTACAAAGCATTCAAAAACGATAAAAAGCTTGATGATTGGACAGCCCATATCAATACAAATGGTGAATGGGAAGTTTCAGCAAACAATGCCTCATCTCGAGCATGGAACAATGGCTATGGGGCACCACGTTTCTTTAAAACAATTGAAGAAATGATTGCCAAATACCCAGCATTTGCTGCTTTACCTGCAATGTTACCCACAGATGATAATGCAAACGCTAATAGCAATAATGATGATGCAGACTATCTGAATAAAGTCATTAAGGGTGAGGTTGATTTTTCTAAAGCTAGTGAAGTTGAAAGTCAACTAGAATCAATTGGCAGTCGCTTAACACCTGAAACCAATGATCTATTTGAACAGGCTGTTTCAGCTTATTCAATGTATCAAGTCAATCAAGCTGCTTCAGTCAATTAAGGAATAGCAATACATGAATGCCTTAGAAAAATTAAAGCTCACGAAAGAACTACGTGCTTTACTTGAACAGATCCCGAATCTTAAGGGGATGGAAAAACTTCAAAGTACAAAACGATTGAGAGAATTGATTGAGTTACTTGGCGGACAGGCGAATCAATCAGTCAATAAATTATTTCAGTCTATTATTGATGGTGACGTTAAAGTATCAATTGAATTACTTAAGCAAGTTCGTAGTGAAGCTGAAAAGAATTTGAATGATCCGTTATTGATTGAAGCCGTTAATGTCCTTATTACTCAAGTAAATGAGTTGGTTGGAACATAGCAAGCGAAACCCATTCTGAAGCTCTCAAAATAGTCCTAAATGGGCTATTTTTTTGTGCGTGAAATGAGCAAAGTTAAAAATGTTACTAATGGATCAGAAGCGATAAATGCTATAGATATACTTGCTGATTCCCTACAAAAATACCGTCAAGATAATTTCGACTTTCTATCTGGGGAACCAATAGCTGAGATTAAATCTGGGCTAATCCTGCCAGATGCAGAAGGCAAAATTATTAAAAATGCTATGCAGTGGTTAAGAGACTGGTTTGTTGAGAACAATCACGGGCAAGAATTTCTAAATGAGCAATTAGGAACTGTGATTATTGCACCCAGTGGCATTAAATCTGCAATGAGTCATAAGCCAAAGCAAATTGATATTCAAGGTTTACCAGCTTTACCCCTGATCATTGATAAGGCCAGAGTCTTAAGCCGATCTATGGATGATGATGGTAAGCCACTTGAAAATATTATCGTTGCAGCACCAATTAAAATTGATAATCAAAAGTGCTATATGGTCGTGCGTTTGAGAAGACACACTGAAGATAAAAATGATAAACCAAGATTTTATACTCAGGCAATCATGATTGCTGAAGACAAAAAAAAGGGGAACATCCCTTCAGACCAAGTGGCTGGGCAAAATAATTTGCTTACCCAAAATGGAGGACGCTCCCGTCTTATTAATGTATTGCAAGATGCGTTGCATGTCAATCCAGTAGTTGAGCCAATAAAAATAAAAGTTTATGGCTGGAAGGCTGTAGATATGGCTAAAAATTTGTCCTACGAACAATTAGAGATACTCACTCTGAAAACTCAAAAGGAACATTTAATTCCAGAAAATCAGAGGGTAGATATTAATATTTACGATAAAAAAGGGCGTAAAAAATTAGATGTTTTAAGTTGGGCTGTACATTACAAACTAAAAGAGCCGAAGACTAGCCAGAGTGAAAGTGATAAGCCGTTAGATCATGAAGATATATTGCGGATTAGAGAAAAATTTCAAAAAGATTATGAGCAAGGCGCATTTGATAGTGTAGATGGATTCGATTCAATCGAATTAGATAATCAGGATCTACTAGGTACAATAGACAAGTTGATCGAAGCGGTTGAAAACTATCATTTAGAAAATTCAAAATTCTTAACTAATAAGCCTACCAGCTCAAATCCGTCTGAGCAAATTAAAAACAAAATGGCCACGACCCTTATGACCAGTCCGATCTTTGATAAATCAAAGGGTAGGATTGAAACTGGAGGTCGTGACCATCTATTAAATATACCTTATGATCCTTTGACTATCAATCATGCGTTCCGTGGTCGATCTAACAACGTCAAAACAGCCAAGGGTACTAAGGTATCAACTGTATTTGCAGTGTTAGAAGCTGATCAAGTGATTGCTTCACATACGGCTACAGGCGCTGAAAACCCTAGTTATCCTCAAGAACTACAACCACGAGATCGTAGTCGAGAATCTTCTCAAGCGTGGGTACAAAAAACTTCAAATACGCTTGATCCTGAAAGTCTTGGCCGATCAGGTCGTGCAGATACTGGTGCGCCTATCATTGGTGATGATCTGGTGGTTGAGTCTGGTAATGGACGTACTATGGCAATTCAGCTTGCATATGAGCGCGGAAATGCTGATGAATACAAAGAATGGTTGATTGATGAAGCAGAATATTTTGGCTTTAGTGCGGATCAAATCAACCAATTTAAACAGCCCATCCTTGTGCGTATTCGTACCTCTGAAATTGATCGTATTCAATTTACAGTAGAAGCCAATCAAGATGATAAGTTGTCCTTTAGTGCGACTGAACGAGCAAAAACAGATGCAAGACGATTAGATGAGAACCTATTGTCATTGTTTACACCTGGTGAAGATGGCGACCTAATCACTGCAAGTAATCAGAAGTTTATCCAAGGATTTTTAAGGTCTTTAGGTGAAACGGAAGCAGCTCAATATATCGGGACAGATGGAAAGCCAACACAAGCATTAGTCACACGTATGAAAGCTGCAATATTCAGCAAAGCTTATAATGATGACCGACTTCTTGAAATGATGGCAGACCAAACGAAGCCAGATTTGCAAAATATGCTAAATGCATTAGGTGTAGCAGCTCCAAAATTTATTGAAGCGCAAGCCGTCAGCCGTGGTGACGTGCAGGATGTATCAAGTTCTATTGTTGATGGTATTGAGCAAGCACTTGATAAGCGAGTGACAAATGCAATTATTGATGCAGCGAATACGATCTTGGCAGCAAAGCAAAATGATCAAGATATTGTTGAATTTGTAAAACAACAGGGTTTATTTGGTGATCTTGGCGAAGGCGTGCCAGAGCTTGCAGTATTCTTATCTAAGAATAGTCGCAGCGCCAAAAAGATGAGTTTGCTATTCAAAGCAATGGCAGAGTTTGCAGAAAAAGAAGCGATTGATGGGCAAAACATGGGGCTTTTTGGTGAACCTGAACCTGTCAGCATCAAAGATGCAATCAATTACGCCGTGAAAGTGATTGAGGATAATTATGGTGATAATGCCAATCTGAGCATGTTTGATTCTATTGATTCACTTACGTCAATAGATGAAAAAGCACATGCTGCAGCTACATCACCTCATAATGATTTAGACTTTCCAACAGCAGAACAAAAGCAATCTGGTGAATATCAAAAAGGGCATTTATCGATTGGTGATTTAAAAATTGCTATTGAGAATCCAGCAGGTTCAATCCGTTCAGGAACTGACCCTAACGGGAATGAATGGCAAATCACGATGAAGCATCACTATGGTTTTATTGAAAATACTACTGGTGCCGATGGTGATGAAATTGATGTTTTTGTGAAAAATCATTTGGCCGTTGAACCTAAATGCGCCTATATCATCAAACAGTTAGATATTAACGGACAGTTCGATGAGCAAAAAGTCATTATTGGTGCTGAATCAGAAGAAGAAGCGAAGGAAATTTATTTATCAAATTATGAAAAGGGTTGGCAGGGCTTAGGAGGCATCAAGAAAATATCTATGGCTGATTTGTTGAAGAAGATTCAACATACTTGGTCAGAATTCGATTCTTGGGCTAGAGATGGAAGCTATGATCACATCCCTATAGATCAAGTAATCATTGAAAATGCACCTAAGATAGTTGAAAGTAAAATTGACAAAGAGGACCCGATTGTAGTGCTTGAAACACACGGGAAATATCATCTTGTCATTGGTTTAGATCGAATTATGTTGGCTAAGCAAAGGCATGAAAGATTTATTCCAGCAATCATTTTTGATAGTAAGGATATATCTAAATCAATTATTCAAAGCGCTATTAAGCAAGCTGGTTCGAAAGTTGACCCTGTTGCTTTAGCTGCACTTATTTTAGATGAATTAGAGAAAAGCCTAGTCAATAGTTTTGATGATATATCGAACCCCATTTTAGATATTCTTTATGTAACATAAGTTGATATATTTATTTCTTGAATAGACTGAAGCCTAAATTATAAAAAATTAATTTAGGCTTATTAGAAACAATATTGATTATTTGATAGGTTTTATTTATTTTTAAATAACATAAAGAATTGAGTTAAACATGGAAAGTGAAGTAGATTTTTCAATATGTATCAATTGTGTAAATGATGAAATTTTAGAAGAGATCATTAAAGAAAAAAATGAAATACATAATTGTTCAGAGTGTGAGAAAAGAAATATTGCTATTCGTTGTGAAGACTTAGCTAAATTACTAAAAGAAGTAATTGAAGAAAATTTTACTCTAGGTCCTTATAAACCTTATTTTAATAATGATAGCGATCGTCCTGATTTTGTCCAGAGTGGGTTGAGTCTTCAGGAAGTCATCGATGAGATTATGGGACGTGAAATTTCATTTGGAGAGGAATTGATAGATTTGATAATTGATTCTGAATATTGGCACCCAGATGATTTTGATAACTGCTTTTTCTCTGAAGATGAAAATTATGTGGAAAATCGATATGACAATTTAAATCTTCAGGGGCAATGGTATCAACTGATTAAAGAACTTAAAACACAACGAAGATTTTTTAGTGATAATGCTAGAAACTTATTTCATTTCCTTTTTAAAGATTTAAATAAATTATGTTGTTATAGGCCAGTTAAAAATACAAACAAACAGTATGGCTTTGGTCAAGAAAAAAGAAATGTGATAGAAGTACTCCCAGTCAACACGAAAATTTATAGAGCACGTAGAGCAAATTCACTTAGAGAAAGTGAGCATTATATATTGAATCCAATTCAAGAATTAGCTCCACCACCAATGGAATATGCCCAGCAAGGGCGAATGAATGCAAAAGGCATATCAAATTTCTATGGAGCATTTGATATAGACACTTGTATAGCTGAAATGCGTCCATCAATAGGAAGTTATATTGTAGTAGGCGAGTTTGAAACTACAAGAGAACTGAAAATTCTAAATTTTGAATACTTGGAAAATTCATATGGACATATAAGTTATTTTGCCCCAGATTACCAAGATCAAGCTGCACATCGAAGATTTTTGAAAAAAATACATAAATTAATTAGTTCTCCAATAATAAATGGTCACGAGGATGAATATCTAATAACACAAGTACTAGCTGAATATTTAGCTTATATGCATCCAGAAAACTTTGATGGAATTTCCTTTAAGTCAACACAATCTGAAGTAGGTACTAACATAGTACTTTTTCCCAAAAAACCAATCGCAGTTGAAATTTATTCTTTTGATTCAGATATTGATTTTTTCGGAAAAGATGCTATTTCAATTGAAGATAAACTTGTTGAGACTAAAGATGAATTAAGTAAGTTTAAAATTAGATATGTGTCAGAAAGTGCAAGTTTGCATCAAATTCAAAAAGTCGCTTATACATCAATAAAAAAAGAATTTGATTTTATTCAACGCTCAGGAAAATCAGGTATAGCCTTATTAGAAGAACTGATAGACGAAGGATATTAATTATTTAAATGGAACGTCATAAAAATCATACACTTTACAGCCTTTAACATGAGGACGTTAAAAAATCCCATGTTGAGGGTTGTATGTCCATATTTGAAAATAACTTTGCCTTAAAACCATCAAATGTTCTTAGTTCGCTAGATCAATTAATTCAAACGTTACAAAGCATAGATGAAATAACCGTTTACTTTAAAAGAATCATTTCGGGTGAAATTGAAATTGATTTAGGCGAAGCAAAAAAAATCTTATCCTTGGCAAAAACAGACAAAGATAATCAATATCTTGGTCAAGTTGCAGACTATGTTTTAAATGACTCAGTCCAAAAACTAGACTCTAATTTACAAGCTTATATCGTTAAACAAACGGCCAATGAACCAATTGCTAAACTAAATCAAGCAATTGCTTATTATGCTTGTGAGCAAGAGCTCATCGAATACATCACCAAAAAAGGGAAGTCTTTACTTGTAATTTCTTTAGCTGGTGTACCTGTCAAAACAGCAAAAGAATACGATCCATATGCCTTTATTTATAACCAACACACATTAATCCGTGCCAAGCATATTCTCGAATTACCAGATTCATTACTTACAGATGATCAGCAATTAATTAAAGAGGTTTTCTCTAATGTTACAGATACCGATTCAGATTTGGCACAACTTAGCGAACTTCGTCGCGGATCAGGAAGATCAGCAATTTCTCAGTCTGAATCAAATGGAGATGGAGCAACGCCTTCAACAACAGGAACAGCTTCTGTTGAGCAAGGGCTATACCGAAACGGTAGTATTGGCGTATCAGAAAATAATGATGCAAGTTTACTTGGCGCAGGAAATAGAGGAAATGAACCTTCAAATGGGGGAAGTCCAACCAGTCTTGCAGGGGATGACAGCAGCGGAAGCCGTGCGATTTTTAACTCAGGATCACCTACTAGAGACAAGCGAAATAAATCAATTGTTCAATCTGCTAAGTCAGTTAGAGTTGAGCTAGAAGGTAAAGCAAAATTACAAGCTGAGGCAGAGGGAACACCTACAGAATGGGGATATCCTGAAAATATCAGTGAAGCATTACCCTATCTGTTACCCGAACAATGTGATGATATTGTCAAAGCAGAAAAACGCTTAATCATTGATAATGCTAACGGCATGTTATTTACCAATGGTACTGGTACAGGAAAAACCTTCACTGGTTTGGGAACCGTCAAACGATTCTTAAATTCTGGTGCTCAAAATATTCTAATTATTACTTTAAGCGACAAAATTGCTCGTGACTTTGTGAAGTCGGGGAAGCCTTTAAATATTGATATTCATCAATTATCAAGTATTCAGGATAACGGTAGTAATTCAAATGTTGTGGTCACGACATATGCGAACTTTGGGCAAAATAAATCTTTAGGTAAGAAAGATTGGGACCTTATCATTGTTGATGAAGCACATACATTAATGCAAAGCGCTGACGGTGAAGTAACCACTGCATTAGATAACTTAAGGGCTTTATCTGGGCATCATGCAGGTTTCTACACTTGGGCAAAAATGCGGTTTTCTGAGCGAGATCCTTATGCATTACCTGAGGAAGAACGTACCGATGAGATGATCAAGGATTGGAATGCTTTTATCCATGATTATAAGGTTGAATGGGAAAAGAATTGGACAGAACAATCTGGGAAACGTGCAAAAGTCGTTTTCCTATCTGCAACACCATTTTCCTATATCAAAACAGTGGATTGGGCTGAGGGTTATCTCTTTAATTTTACATCACCAGCATCACAATTTAGTAACGATTCATATGGAGGCTATAACTCAGGCGGTGCGCGTGAGCGATTCTATATGTCTAATTTCGGCTATAGAATGAGATATAACAAATTGACCCGTCCAGATGGGGGAGTTGACCAAGGTGTTTTTGAAAGACAATTTGCTGAAAGCCTGAAATCTACTGGGGCATTGGCTGGACGTGAACTAGAATTAAAATTTGATTATGACCGTAAATTTGTATTGATCAAATCTAACATTGGTCAAAAAATTGATGAAGGTTTGGACTACCTTTGGGATGCTAAAGATGCCAATGGAAATAGTCGATTCTCTGATTTGAGTAGCCTCGTGAATAAGCGATTTGACTATCTTTCGCGCCGACGGTTGCTTGAGGCAATTAAAGCAGAAGAAGGCATTCCATTTTTCAAAAAGAATTTAGCTTTAGGGCGAAAAGTAATTATTTTCCACGATTATAACGATGGTGGAGGTTTTAGACCGTTTGCGTTTACAGATGATCAATTTAAATCGATTGATGGTAAATATAACGAAGATGCAGCTGCACAATATCAAGAGTTTGCTCAAGAACGATCTGATTTAGTCCGCTTAAATTGTAATTATAATTCTCCACTAGTAACACTACGCCGTGCTTTCCCAAATGCATTGTTATTTAATGGCCGTGTTTCTAAGAAAGATCGTCAAAAAAACGTTGATCTATTTAACCAGGATAATAGTGGTTTTGATATTTTGATCGTTCAATCAGATGCAGGTTCTACTGGTATCTCACTGCATGATACAACTGGGACACATCAACGGGTGAATATCAACATTGGCCAACCTATTAAGCCAGCCAAGCTTCGTCAAACTGAAGGGCGTATTTATCGAGTTGGGCAAGCTTCGAATGCGATTCAGCGTTATTTTACTACAGGCACAAACTGGGAACGGACTGCATTTGCTGAAACTATCGCAGGGCGAGCTGAGACAGTAGATAACTTAGCCAAGGGCGAAGATGCTTTAGTGAGTATTAAGCAAGCGCTTATCGAAGCATATGAAGAAGCCGAATATCATGAGCCTTCGCTTATGGATGGCGTAGGTGGGAAAGCTTACGATGAAGAAAATGCACGTATTGCGCGCTTATCTCCTTTCGATAAAGCGATGACTTATTACTATGCAAAAGGTAAGCGTACCGAAAGCCGAAATAATCGTGAGGGTAAAGAGTGGTATGCAACGCCTGAACCGCTAGGTTTAAAAATGCTCGAATGGGCAGGTGTACATAAGGGCGATGATGTACTTGAACCAAGCGCAGGCGATGGGGCTATAGGGCGATTTGCGCCTAATGATGTCAACCTGACCATGATTGAACCAACTGAATCATTGGCAAGTCGTGCAAAAATGGCAAATACAGGTGCGAATGTAATTGTTAGTGGTTTTGAGGTCCACGGTACTAATAACAAGTATCATGCAATTGTGATGAATCCGCCGTTTGGAAATGCTGGATCCTTGGCAATTAAGCATGTTCAGAAAGCGTTCCAACACTTATATGATGGTGGTCGAATCGTGGCACTCATTCCTCGTGGTGCAATGGATGAAAAGCTTTCTAGTTGGATTGCAAACGAAAAAGAAGCCTATCAAGTTGGTGAAATCACATTACCTTTAAGTACATTTAGAAATGCTGGAACCGGTGTTAATACTCGTATTGTGATTATTGAAAGACATACAAGTCCAGAAGATGCACCAACTTATCCAAAAAATATGAATTTCTCACATGCAGAAAGTCCTGAACAACTTTTTGAACTTATTCGTGATGCACAGATTAAACCGCGGAAATTGCGGATTGATGAGCAGCTTGAACGTTACGGGCTATATATGCGAACTGAGCGTAGCAACTATGTTTTTAATGGCGATGGATTAAACGTTGATTACATTAAAAAGATTTTAACAAGCTATTGGTTTGCTGAAGTAAATCAATTTGGTGAAGTCGTAATGGCTTATAACAAGTCAGCTGAGATCATTAAGAAAATTAAAGAGTTCGAAGCCACTTTACAAGCTGCATGATTGGAACTTGTTTATTTTTACTTATTCAAATAGATCAAAAATAGCCTTATTAAGATAGGGCTTTTTTATGGCAAATGACATCAATGGTGTTCAGGCAGCAAATGCTGATAAGACAACTTTACCCGTGGATTATAGTGCTGATCCATTCTGGGGTTATGTGTCTAAACATAAATTTGCTGAGTTTAATCTATGCACGATGGAACGTGATGCAGAAACTAAAGAACCAATTTTCTCGTACGACTTGTCACAGCCGACTATTCGAGCATTCTTGACTGATGGGGATATTAGTTTTGAAAGCCAATGGCAAACGCCGTTTGAGAACTCTAATCCTGAATTAAAAATGCCTATGATGATGGCTGCTCTACAAACTGGGCAAGCTTTGGCTTCAGGTGGCGCTGCTGGTACAGCGATTCGAAACAATTTGGGTGATGCTGCAGCTGATCTGATTAGTAAGGGATTTCAACCATTAGCTGATTTTGCAAAAAGTGTTGAAGGCAAAACCAATCTTAATAAAGTCAATACAACTCAAGTCTTTCTTTCTACAGCTTCAGTTCATCTTAACTTAAGTGTTTTCTTTATTGCTTTAAAAGATGCTCGAGCAGAAGTCGAGAACAAATTGATGTATCTCCAGTCTTGGTCATTACCGACTCATTTATCACAAGGTACCGTTTTGACAGATTTAATTTCAGAGGGCGGAGAAGGTCTGTTTTCCGGGTTAATTCCTCCCTACATCACTGTCACCACACACGGCAAAACTTATATGCCTTTTATTCTCCAAAGTGTATCAGCGCCGATTGTTGCACCCATTGACAAAGAGGGTAATAGACTAAGCCTTACTGTGAATTTAAGCCTGATTAGTCGAGCAGCTTGGGATGCTAAAGATGTTCGTAAACTATATAAAGTCGAATAAAGGATAGTAAATGTTAAATTTTGATCCGATACATATTGGTGGGCAAACCTATCAGTTAAATGAAATTACTTTTAATGAAGCGTTAAAAGTAGCTGCAATTGATCCTAAATTGAATGAAAAACGGATAACGTCATTTTTGTCCCAAGCTTTGCAGAATCCACAATCACCTTTGTTGATGACAGCTCAAGAACGATATTTCTTGATGATTAAATATGTTCAAAATCAGACTAATACATTATTTTCAACAAATACTGATTTTTCGAATTGCTTTAAAGAAAATTCTGATTGGATTCATGAAGTATCAGAAGTCGGGGTAACTGTACGCCAGGTCTGTGGCAGTGAAGCAGAGTATTTAGAAGCACACTGCATGAATGCAGCAGAATGGATTGCCTGTTTATTAGCATTCCAGATTAAGTATGAAAATCATGAGCACTTAGGGCAATTCCCAGACCGTAGTGCTATCGATCAAGTTTATAAGCAGCAATTTTCTCAACGTCTTGGCTATTTAAAAACGCTTCCTCAGAGTGAATTTAATCTGATCTATCTGGATTACTTAAAGCTAAATAGCAAGCTTTTTACTCATTTAGAGTTGAGTGTGAACAACGAAGGTTTCGTAGTACAAAGAGGTGCAGATGACGCGCCTATCCGATTTCGTGCCTCTACCTGTTTTATCGGAATCATCAAAGAGCTGGACAAGTCATTTACTTAGTACAGCTCAGAATCTATCAAACCATTGCAAGATGTCATTATTCGATGCGTTAAGTTTACCTGTAAGTTTTGAAGCAGATTATTATGCTTCAGATGCTTGGGACGAGCGAAAAAAAGAAATAGAAATTGAAGCACAACGACACAATGCATTATTCAAACTTGGCAATGAAGTCATTAAATGTTTCAACAATATGAGTGCTAGAAGATGAACACAACAAAGATACTAGGTGAGGCTGTTGGCATACAAAGCCAAGGCACAGTAGACAAGACCGAAACACAAACTAAAGAAGGGCTAACTTCAGCCTTAATTGTTGGTCAATTTAAGCGTGGACGAGTGGATAAGCCAATGACTATCCATCAAGGTAACATTCGCGGTCAATTGGGCTATGAGCCTACAAATATTGATTATCAAGCTGTACAGGATTGCTTAGACACGGGTGTGCTTAGTGTTCAAGTTTTACGTGTCGGAGGAATGATTGTAGATCCAGAAGTTCCTCATATCATTAGTTGTGAAGGTGCGACTGAGAATATAAGCTTTTTCATAACTGGGAATTGGCAGATTTATATCGACGATGAAATAGAGCCATATTCTGGGAAAATTTCAAATGCATTAAGTCAGCTTTTTTCCGCTGGAAAAATAACAGGTGATTGGGATGGAGTGATGCTTATGCAAAATATTGATAATGTTCCACATAGATTTAAATTTTTCCCGATAGATGAAAACGTAACTCATGTCGCTGCTACAAATAATCCTACATTTATCGAGCATGAGGATGGCAGTCTGACCTTCTGCTTAGCTGCAATAGCATAAAATACATGAATTCTAAGCCACCTTTTTAGGTGGTTTTTTTATTGGAACATCATCTCAATCATAGAATTTCAATCCTTCAAAATAAATCTAATATTTAAGCAAATTACAAAATTTTAGGATGCGAAATGTCTGAATACACTGAGGCTGCAATTGAAACTTCGAGTGCTGTAACGGCAACTGCAGCTAAAACAACAGTATTTGGTGGTGTTGCTACAGCAAGTGCAAAATTCTTTGGACTAGATCCAATTACATTTATTGGTTTAGTTGTTGCTATCGGCGGTCTAATCATCAGTATTTTTAGTTTTTTAATTAATTGGTACTACAAGCGGCAAGAAAATAAACGTGCTGAAGAAATCCATAAATTAGAACGAGACAAACTATTGGGGAAGTTAAATGTCAAACAAGACTAAGTTATGGGTAGGCATCACTGGGGGGATTTTTGCGGTTAGTGTTGTCGGTGTTCAATGGACCCAAGAGCGTGAAGGTACCGTGTTAAAGCCTTATTATGATTCTGGGGGTGTGGTCACTGTCGGGACAGGAACTACGGTTTATCCGAATGGGGAGAAAGTAAAAATAACAGATACACCGATCACTAAAAAACAGGCTACAGAATTTCTTCAGTATCACATGAAAGGTGATGTTGCTGTTCTAAACCAATCTTTAAGAGGTGTGAAGCTTTCACAAGATGAATATGACGTTTACGCAGACTTTGTTTATCAGTACGGGCGTAATACTTGGTCAAATTCATCAATGCTTCGTAATCTAAAACAGGGCAAATATGTTCAGGCCTGTAATTCATTACTTCTCTATAAATACATCACAAAAAACGGCAAGAAAGTAGATTGTTCAATTGCCGCTAATAAATGTTATGGCGTTTGGAGTTGGCAAGTTAAACGAACAAAAAAGTGCTTGGGAGTGAACTAAATGTATCTATTACTTCTAATTTGGAATAACAAACGCTGGGCAATAATCATTATTTTATTGTTTCTGCATTTGGCTCAGTTGGCACACGTAAATTATCTTGCTAACAAAATCAAAAAGACAAACTCACAATGTGAGCAACGTGTAGATGCAGTGAAAGGCAAGCTGATTGATATGTATGTTAAGCAAGCCCAACAATTAAACAAAGTTAGTTTAAATCTTGCAGCTAAAGAGATTGAAATTAATGAACATTTTGAGACAGTACGTTATGAAAAAGAACGCATCAAAACTAATATTGTTTATCGTAATGTGTGTAGCGATGTTGCAGGTCGCAGCTTGCTCAACGATGAAATTAAAAGCGTCAACACCGCCATTACCCGTCAACTTAACAGCGCCATTGCCAAAGCTCAATGAGTTAAAAGGAGATACTGGAGGTGATTGGCTAGATTGGGGTATTGATACAGTTCAGAAATATTCATTATGCGTGCAACGCGTTTCAGCGTTAATAGAAGCAAACGAGCCCTCTAAATGAAGGCTCGTACAATGTGCAAAAATCTGCGCTAAAACTGAAAGATAATGTGTTTTCTGAGCAAATATTTTCACAATTATAAGTTTATTCAGTCACTGCAACAAAACCTTTCAGTTTTCGGCGATATAAAGTCAAATATCGTTCAGCATCATCTTTTGTGTGAAACTCTTTAGCACCTTCTTTCTTTTCTGAAAAAATGTACTTCTGATTGTACATAGCACTGATGTCAGAATAGTCTTGATAATCTTCAAATAAGTCAGTCTCTATGTGCATATATTTATTGCCATTTTTAAGATAATAGGGTCTCATACCAATCACCTTTTCTTTTTCTGTTGGTTCACTATTTCAGGTGCTTCAAGCTGTGCAATATCGTCATAAATTGGATCTTGACTAAAATCACTGTCTAATTCTTGAGTTACTTCCTCAAATGATTCTTGAATTGAGTCATCAAAAGTGTCTTGTGCGAAGTTGTCTTGGGGGAAGTCTTGGTTTTCGATAGGGATAGATTTAGAGGCCATAATAGTTACTCTTGATTAAGTTACAGAATCAAGTTTGATCTTATAGCCATCATTTAATAAATTCAAATTCAAAGGATTGTGGATAAAGTAAAAAGCGACATTTCGTGTCGCTTTTTAAACTTTATGTAAAACATTATTTACTAGATTTTAAGTAATCTTCTTTATCGTTCTCTATTGCTTCAGAGAATTCATGTGATAACTTGTAATCTAAAATAGCTTTTGCTAATGATTGAATTGCTTCAGCATAAGTGTCAGCTTGCAGGTTTATTTTTAACAAAGCACAACCAACTTCCCATTTTTGCTTATCTTCTTTCCATAAAATAAGGAATGAGTGTTGAAGTGTATCGTTTATGAATTGCCCAGTTGATTTCATATATTTACCTTAATCTAGCCTTTAACTGTTCAACTTTTGAAAGCGCTTTAAGGGCATCATCAATTTCTATTGGATTTTCAGAGACGGACTTTTCCAAATAATCATGATGTCGTGTAATTTTCTTAAATTTCCTATTTTTTATGTTTGATATGATTTCATCATCTAGCAATAAATCTTCAATCATATTCATCGCAATTTGAAGATCTTCAAATGACACTTGTACATAACCTTCGGTTACATCATTAGATTCATCTGTAGCATGGTTTACAAGCTTTTTAATAGTGTATGAACCAATGTTTAAGCTGTTTGCAACGCTGGAAAATGTTCGTCTTAAGTCATGGTATGTAAATGTAATACCAGTCAACTCTGCAATTTTTAGCCTAGCTTTACTTCGATTTGCTACATGACCGACACCTTGCCTAGCTTGGAAAACATATTTACCACCACCTGAACGTTCAAAACGTTGTTGCATTATGTAGTGTAGAATTTTTCCCATTGGCAGAGTCAAAGGCTCACCATTTTTAGGATCAATTGATGTGATTGAGCCATATTTCAGATCGACATGAGACCATTCGATTGTCTCTGCTTCTTCTCTACGAAAACCAGTAAGTAAAATAGTTAATAAAAAATCTTGGTTGGTATAAGCATTATGATTCTTATATTGTTGTCCGACCCATTCTGTAGAAACTACAGCATCTAACCAGTCTTTCATTTGATTACTACGAATATAGTTTTTTCTACGCTTAATTTTATTCCACGATTTTTTTGCTTTTAAAGTATTAACTGGATTTGAGACATCAATTATATTTTTATCATTTACATCAAGATAATGCTCAACTGAGAAATTAAAAACAGCCCTAAAGAAACGCATTGCTAAATTTGCACGTGCTTTAGATCGTTTTGACAATTCAGCATGTTTCTCTTGAACCATCTTGCGTGATATATCGATCAGTTTTATGTCACACCATTCTACTAAATAGTCTGTTACGCATTGATTATAGTCATCTAAGGTATTTTGACTAAGCTCTCGTTCTGTTTTGTAGGCGGTGTAGGCATCTAATAGGGTAGGTTGCTGATCTGCTTTCGCATAATCAGCATACATTTCCTTTTTAGCTTCTTGTTTTTCTAGATTCGGGTTAATACCTTGGGCCATCAATCCTAGTAATTTAGTTGCTTGGTCACGTGCCTGTGTAGGTGTGATTTCTCCATGTTTGCCGATAGTGACTCGTACTGAGGATTTGCCGTTACCAATGCGACGCTCAACCACATAAACTTTGGAAATGGTAACTCGCAACGCAAAGCCAATCAGCTCTGAATCCCTATAGATAACCTGCTTATCAGGTGATAAGGGCAAAGAATCAACAAATGTTTTTGTGAGCTTTGTTCTTTCAGAGGTCATAGTGTATGATCACGTGTGTTTGCAATAACTCGCAATAACATACAATATTTTTAACTGCCTACATAGTGCCTACAAAAAAACGTATTGCAATGAAAAATGTTTTTATGTAGAATCAGCATCAAGTTAAAGCATTGTATTAATTGTATTTAACTTTATAGGGCCTATAGCTCAGTTGGTTAGAGCAGCGGACTCATAATCCGTTGGTCGACAGTTCAAGTCTGTCTGGGCCCACCATATATCGAACCTCGTAACTATTTGAGTTATGAGGTTTTTTATTGCCTATTGATTGGGTTTCTCACTACTTTTTATAGACCGTAATGTGGTCTATCGGTTCGATAATCCGATGGTCTATCTGTCTGATTGCCTACACAGTGCCTACATATATTCTATGATTTACCCCCAGATCGTTTTCCAAGCATTTTGTCTTGCCGTGCGATTTAGGCATGTCGATGAGCCATGCTCTTAATGTCATCGCATCGTAAAACGCATGGGAAAACATGATGTGTATGGGGGAATTGTGAGATTGCTTAGATTCCTCGTTTGGGGCAGGAGTTCTAGGGGAAGTTGCTGAATGGCGTGGGGGAGTTTTGCTTGTAGAGAACATATTTGTCAGCTTTGCCATTCAGTCTTGTATTAGTTGATATATGCCTTTAGCCCATCCATCAACTCACTTTGTAAAATGTCAGGACTGACGACATGAATATGTGGCATCCAGTAACGAATCAGTGAAAGAAGTTGTAGAGAACTGACATACTGACTACTAATGAGCAAAGCCCCATTATCCATTTCTTTGACAATTTGTTGATGAGGCAACAAGCTTCGTTGTCTAAAATGATCTGCAACTTCGGCACTAATGGTTAAAATGGCTTCCTGTTTGTCCTGTCCAAACCAGATACTTTCTTCTGCTTCTAATTGAGTCAGTATTTCTTTGCTATGTTGGAAAATGGATTGATCGCTGTGAACAACAACGTCTTTGACAAAGCTGAGACGATAGGCTTTCAACTTCTCATCTTTGACTGCTGCCAAATACCAACAGCTACGATGATTAATCAGTTTGTATGGTTCAAGTAGATGATAGCGACCTTTATAATACAGTGTGACTTTGTGTCGATTTAGAATTGCAGGTTCAAGTTGCTCAAATAGAGCCTTGAACTTTGTGCCATCTTCATTGAATTGCCCTTTACTTTCATACACAGATTTTGCATTTTCATTCAATATTCTGCGTAAGAACTGTCTATCCATATTGGGGAATAAATCAGAAACACCCGAAAGCATAGAGAAATGGCGAATATCATCGTCATTCAACTGCCCTAAATAATTATCGGGGAGTGTATAAAGTCCTTGCTCATTCAGCCCAAGCATCGGTAATGCCACCATTAAACGCTCATTAATATCACGTTGTATAGTGCGTTTACTCACGCCATATTGTTCTGCAAGCTGCTTGCTATCTAGTGCTTTGCCTTCGTTAAGCTGAGACAGCATGTCAGTGATCCGTTGTGCTAGTTTGACGTGTGCATTTTCGTTATCTGTCATTAGTTTTTCCATAAATCATGCTTTCTATATCTATAGTATCTGCATAGATAGACAGGTAGTGTCGCTCTCCATAAAAATTATGTCATATCCCAATGAAAGCTATTATTTGATTCTTTTTTCCATTGTCCTATTTGCAACGACATCACCTGTCTACCCCTCCTGTTAATCTTTAGACATCACAAACAGGAGCGTGAATAATGAATCAATCATGCAATATTATTTATTTAAATCATAAGTTTATTATCTATATGGGGTGTAATAAGCCAAGTTTTGTGTAGATATTATCTTCATGGTGATTCAATAAAGGAGCAAACACCATGATGAAACGTTACTCAAAACCTAACGACCTATATGATGTGATGGTGAAGATTTTCAACGATATGAGAGCGTTACCACTAGACCATGTGCTTTCTAGCATAAGTCAGTAAGGTAGCAATATCATGGAAACTTTACGGCAATGGTTAGTACAACAGCGTAAGCAGAAAAATCTAACTGAACGATAGTTAGCAAGAATCTTGGATAGACCTGTTTCATATGTACAGGATATTGAGCAAGGTCAATATATTTTAGGCATTGTAGAATTTCTAGAATACTGTAAGGCTTTAGATGCTGATTACATGATGGCTATAGAAATCATTCAGAATGAATTACGAAAGTAATCTTAATAAAGGCATTTAGCCTTTTGCTTTCTTAATTTCCTCTTGAATCAAATCCAAGCCAATTTGAGGATTAATCCCAAGCGTATTGCAGTACCAGACATATTCAACAATATCCAAACGTCTCTCGCCTTGTTCGACTTTTTGTATGTACGAATGAGGTTTGTCCATGCGTTCAGCCAAGCCACGCATGGATAAATGATGTAATTTGCGTTCACTCTTGAGCCAATTGATCAGAGTTCGCATCTCGTCAGTGTAGATACTATTTGTCATGTACCTATTTTGAATACATTGATCAAATGTACCCAAAAATGATACATTTCTAGTACCTAAAGTAGATACTTTTTGGTTGCATTTTCTCCATTGTTGATCACGTGATTTGGGGCTGCTAAAAATACTTATCAACGTTATATAGACGTTATTCTGATTGTGAACTAAGGTTAATAAAATGGATTCATCACAAATAAATGATTTTCAACAAGAGCCTATTCGTAAAGTTTCGATTCTTTTAGGAATTGGTATTTTTGTTATGCCTTATATTTTTTCTTGGTTTACGCTAAGGGAAGGCTATAGTAAATTAGCTAAAATTATTAGTTTCACTTGGTTAGCTGTTCTTCTTGCTATGCTATTTATTGCTGCACCTAAATCAGAGAACTCATCTAATTATCAAACTGAGAAAACAGTTAAAAATATAGAACAAAATGAGCAAAAAACTGAAAATTCTGGAGAAGAGCTAGAGACTGAAAACTCTAATACATCAAATGATTATCTTGCAAATCAGGATAGTAAATATACTGATGTTAACTCTATAGGAAATAAGGTTAGTTTTTTTGAAATTTGGAAAGCTGCAAATAGTCCAGATGCTACAGCACAAGATATTTTCTATAATTATTATCCAAATACTGATTTTAAAAATGAATTCGAAAAGAAAGATGCTTTTGAAAGTATTAAATCAGAAATAGAAGATGAAATGGAAAAATATAAAGGTATTGAATATATCTCTATTCCTATTATTGATAGAGTGATTTATCCAAGTGTTCGAGAAAAACAACCTAGCTTTACTGCTTTTGTTTCTCCAGATTGGAGCATTTTCTTAGATTATAATTTTGAAAAACAAGGATTTTTATTATATGGAGGTAAATCACATAGAAAATGCTTTAATGAGGAACAAGTACATGGATTTGAAATTGATTCAGAAAGAGAATGCTTTATACCTATATCAGAAGATATGAAAATTCCGAATCATCATGATGAAAGATTAGCATTATTTATCAAAAATCTAGATGAGAAGAAGCTTATTGCATATACGGGTAGAGTTTATGCAAAATTGGATGAACCTTCTTCATATAAAGAAAATTCAAAAATAGATATTTTAGGAGCAGAAATAGAGTTAAAAATCAGAGAACCTTATCTTGAGTTTGAGTCTCCAGAAAAGATAAATGAATTAAGAGAACTTAAAAAAGAAATTCATTCAATGTTTAATGGAGATGTCATTTATAGATTTAAAATGGGAGATATTTAGAATGAATGAAATATTAATATTGGAATTATCTACTTAAACTGATTGTAAAAAAATTGGACAAACTGTTTGATGATTGTATCCATTAGTGGTACTAAATAATTAAGATTACTAGGCTTTTAAATTGTAAAAGGATGCTATATGAAAAAGTTTCTTTTAATTTCAATGCTATTTCTATGTGCTAATGCAGTCTATGCTGCTCCAAATATATGGAAAATAGGATATGGACAAGGTCTCGCTGAATATTCAATTCAAGATGCCAAAGGTCAGACATTATGGGTCGTCTGTAATGAGGGTGCAGGAGATGAATATGATCATTCTGCACGGTTCGAGACAAAGAGCAAGAGTTATGAAAATACTGACTCTAACTACCCACTCACTTTTCTATTAGATGGCAAAACTGAAGTTGCGCCATCAGGAACAACCAATTGGCGCAATGGTGCAAATGCTTGGTATGAATTTTCTCATGGTATTGCCAAAGCCAAGAAAATAGAGGTATTCGTCAATAATAAAAAGGTGACTACTTTTACTCCAGTTGCTAGCAGCATCAAAAGTGTTGCGAAAAATATCTTATCTTGTAAAGCAAAATGGTAAATCATTTCAATTAAAATCAAAGGATTCAATTACGAAATTTCTAAATCTACTCGCTGTAATTTCTATACTCTCTATGTCTTCTGCATACGCTGCAACATTAAATGTAAAAATGAAGAAAAATACTCAGTGGGGAGAAGAGTCAGCTCAATTAGCAACTGATAAAGGACTCATTTCCATTTATGCCCTAGAGTTAACCAAGAAACAGGCGAATGATCTGAATACGCTGAAAAAAGGTAAGTGTGTTCAAATCAAAGCCAAAGATCAGACTTTAGAAAAATCAGAGGGTGTAATATCCATTATGGAATTTGAGTCTGCAAAAACAGTAAAGTGTAAATAAACCAAATGCTGCATACATAAATTGTAATCGTCCTCATTTGGCATAGATATTATTTTTATGGTGATTCAATCAAGGAGCAAACACCATGAAAAAACATTATCCAGAACTTGAAAAAGTATGTGAGGTTATAGACAACATTCCTCACCCTAAATGTCAAAACTTGGCGAATAGTATCCGTATCTGTAATAGCATTGATGCCAGTCATCAGGAAAAAGCTGCTGCTGTACTGATTGCAGCCTTACAATTTATTTAA